ATCTATAGGTTATGTGGTGGACGGTAATGAATTTGTAAGATACTACGACACAGTATCAAATGACTTTGGATATATAGACGAATGGGTGGATAGTAGAGGGACTAAAATACTAGATTGGAAAGGTAAGTTGAGGTCTGTTTGGTCAAAGAAGGCTAAGAAGCTAAAAACGTTTACTGACGCACCAGAAGGATTCGAGATGTTTCATATCCTTAATGAAAAAGGTGATGTTATACAACCTACAGGATGGAGGAATGGAAAACCATATAATAAAGATATGGTGAATGATGTACTATTAAAAAATCATTTCAATAAAATAAATCAATCATAAAATGAAAAATAAAAAACTATACTTTCAAAAAGATGATGAGTATTGCTACAATTTAGAATACCACTTGCAGTATATGAAAGAAAATAATATCCAAGAAATGGATGTATATCTAGCAAAAAGTGAAGTAAGAAGCGATCAATTTTTTTGTAAGCATTTTCTACAATCTGGTGAACGTGGAGAATGCGGTAAAGAATGTCAATCATACAGTCCAAGAAATGGAGTAAGTGGAATTTGTAAGCACTTCGGATACACTTATGAAAAAACAGATAAAAAATTCACATTGAGTTTTTAAAGGCTACAAAATAACCCCTATTCCGTTACAAAAAATGAAACATTTACCCCTTATTCTATAACAATAACAATCATAACAATGACTAACTACAAAGAAATAGCTAAAAAATACCTCTCTTTAGATTTAAACCCTATCTCTATTACACAAGGAACTAAGAACCCAGACAAGGGTTTCACTCAATTCACAAAAGAAAAAACAACAGAAGAAAAGATTAACGTTTTTGATTTTAAAGCTATAGCTATTTCTACAGGTTATATATCTAAAAATTTAGAAGTAATAGATTTAGACATTTATAAATCGAAAGATAAAAAATCGTTCATCAAAGATTTTAAATCCCGATTACCAAAGAAATTATTAAAGAAGTTAGTAATTCAAAAAACATCTAGCGGAGGTTATCATCTAATGTACAGATGTTTGAATATATCGGCATCAAAACATTTAGCTAGAAATTCTGATGGTCAGGCTATTATAGAAACACGAGGGGAAGGAGGATATGTTATAGTATCCCCATCATACGGTTATGAAATAGTACAAGGTAGTTTAGAAAACATTCCTTACATCACAGAAGAAGAAAGGTTTGAGTTATTTTTAGAATCACAAAAGTTAGATCAATGTATTATAAAAGATACTAAAAAAAGATTCTCTAAATCAGAATTGATAGCGTTTAATAAGTTTCCAACTTACAACAACGATCCTCAAATAGCTATCGAGCTACTAGAAAAACATGGATGGAAAAAACTAAATCGTGAAGATCCTCAATGGATTAGCTTTACTAGACCTAACACAAAGTCAGGAGATAACCACGCAGGTTACCATAAAGAAGGGCTATTTTTAAATGTGTTTAGTACCTCTCAATCTACATTTGAAACAGGTAGACCTTATAATAACCACGCAATATATGCAGAGTTAGAACACGAAGGTAATTACCCAAAAGCGTATGCTAAACTCTATGAAATGGGTTATGGTGTAGATATTGAGGAATTACCAGAGGAAGAATCAGAAAAAAAAGAATGGAAATCAGATGTAGAAACACTATCGTTTTTATCTGATGAACTAGAAGAAAACAAATACCTAGATCAAGCTAGACTAAATAATATCCCACAAGGACTTACTTGGGGGTTTAGAGAACTAGATAAATACTTTAGAGCCAAACCAAACTCTTTAAATATGGGGATAGGTTACGACAACATAGGTAAATCTATATTCACTTTGACCATGGCTCAATCAACTAATATTCTTCATGGATGGAGGTGGGGAATGATGATGCCCGAAAACAGAAACCAACTCAACAGAAGGAGGTTGATAGAAGTTGAAACAGGTAGAGACATCACATATTTTAAAGATAAACCAGACCTACTTAAAAAATATATTGATAGATCTAGAGATAATTTTAAGATCATAGCGAATAAGAAACACTATACGGTAAAAGAAGTTATCGAAATAGGAAGGAAATTATATGAGATATATGGTATAAACGCTTTATTAGTAGATCCTTATAACTTCTTCAAGGTTACTTCACCAAACTCTCACGCTCATAATAACGAAATATTATCTGAACTAAGAGTATTCACTGAAAAATATTGTTCTGTTTATTTAATAGGTCATCCCGGGACACAAGCATCAAGACAACCTAATAACAATGAAGGGTTTAAAAAAGCACCTAGTAAATATGATGTTCAGGGGGGTGCAGATTTTCCATATAGAGTAGATGACTTCTTCATCATGCATAGAATCATAAATCATCCAGAAAGAAGTGTCAGAACACAAATGCAAATAAAGATGGAGAAAATAAAAGAGAGGGAGACAGGTGGTAATGTACACGTAGATGGAGACTACACTGCTTTAACTTACGAAACAAGGGAAGGGTTTAGAGGTTATTTTGACGAAAATGGAGATAACCCTATGTATCGTGCTAAGGTAGCAAAACTAGATGTTTCGAAAGAATTAGTACAGATAAAAAAAATGAAACCAGAGGACGTTTTTTAGAAAAAAACATTGTATATTTGAACAAATAAATAAAATTTAAACATGAGATTAAAAGAAAGAATACCTATTGTATTAGAACAATTTAGAAAACCAGAAGTTAGGATGGCGTTTTACGAGGATTGTAATCAATCGAACTTACGGAGTAAGATTTTATTTTGTGGTTCTGAGTTTCTAACATATTTTGAAGAGGAAGAGATAGAAAAGTTTTGGTTAAATCATCCAGACTTAAGATTAACACAAGTACTACTGTATTTTAACATATTCGAAAACAAACTTGGATTTTGGTTTCATAAAGAAGAAACAGAATGGTTGATAGAAAAAGGATTTATTGAACCTAGAGATATTTATTTTTGGGGGGTAAATTATGACAAAAACATGAATAAGTTACCCGAAACAAAATATACATTAATAAAAGACTTAGAGACAGACCATATTGAAAATATTCTAAATAATGGTTATGTTGAAGGTCTCCTATCACTAAAAAAACTTTTCAAAGAAGAGTTAGAATATAGAAAAAGTTCTGAACCAAAAACTACAACAGATTATAAATTTAAGATAGGAGATAAGGTAGAAAAAATTAACGGTTATGCGTTTGTAGGAGAGGTAGTTTCTGTATTTACCAACTCACAAGGAGACGTGAGACTGGTTGTAGAACACGAAAGAAGCCAAAGAGAAAATAGTGCTGGTATGCTACATATATTTAACGAAAAACAATTGGAGAAGGTATAAAAATTTAGTAACTAAGCACTTAAATTGTTACTGGATTTGAACTTATATTCATTACCTTTACGCTCAATCTAAAAAACAAAACCATGCCAGATATTTTTAAAAAAAGAACCAACTACAAACCTTTCGAGTACCCAGAAATCAGTAAGTTTACCGATATGATCAACAAATCTTTTTGGGTACATTCTGAACTAGATTTTACAGCAGACATTCAAGATTTTCATGCTCATTTAGAACCACACGAGAAAGAAGCCATCAAAAGAAGTTTACTACCTATCGCACAAATAGAAGTAGCAGTAAAGTCTTTTTGGGGAGATCTATATAAACACCTCCCAAAGCCTGAATTTAATGGACTAGGGAGTACTTTTGCAGAGTGTCATGTAGAAGGAACAGAAATACTAACACCAGAAGGATGGTTAGATTTTAGAGATTTAAAACAAGGAGATCGCGTTATTCAATATGATACTAAAACTTGTGAGTATAGCACAGTAGTTCCATCAAATATAGTTAATGAGAAATACACAGGTACTATCTACAAAATAGATAACGGTAGTAACTTTGCAATGTTAACTCCAAATCACCGAATAATATATAAAACCCTACATGGTATAATCAGAGAACGTAAAATCAAAGACATAAAGAGTCTAACAAGCTCTATGAAGTTACCATATATCGGTAGAAAAACAGGAGAAGTAGATAATCTTTCTGATTTGGATAGGTTGAAGATAGCTATCCAAGCAGATGGATGTGAAAGATTCTGGAGAAATAAAAAAGGTACAAGAATTAATAGAGGACTTAGTACAGGTTGTAACACATACGAACTAACTTTCAAAAAAGAAAAGAAAATAGAAAGGTTAAGAGAGTTACTAAAAAACACAGGTGTTACATATAGAGAATACAATATATCAGAAAAAGAACTTACCAGATTTGAAGTAGATATGCCTAAATCCGACTACTCTCACAAGTCTTTTGAGTGGGTAGATTTAGAAAATAAATCTCATGTTTGGTGTAATGAATTTATTGAAGAACTCTTGAAATGGGATGGACATAATCTTATAGGTAAACATAATAATAAAACTTGTACAGGTTCTTATTCTACCACAAGTAAAGAAAACGCAGATATTGTTCAAGCTATTGGTATGTTCGCAGCATACAGATCGAATCTAACAGTACACGAAGACAAAAGAAAAGAGACTTATAATGATATTTATAAAGTTAATTTTTTAAAACGAGATAATTTTTCATCTACCGTATCTGACATAACCGAAGAGCAATATGAAGGAACTATTCATTGTGTAACCGTTCCCACAGGTTGTATAGTTACAAGGTTGAATAACAAAGTTTTAATATCTGGTAATTGTGAATTTCGTCATTCAGAAGCATACTCACAATTATTATCTGTATTGGGTTACGATGACGAATTTAGAAACTTGGTGGAAGAGCCTGTTATTAAAAAAAGAATAGAGTATTTAAACAAGGCATTACAGCACAGTAATTCCGATGATCCTAAAAAATATGTGTTTTCACTGATTCTGTTCTCTATTTTGATTGAGAATGTTTCACTTTTTAGCCAGTTCGGTATTGTACTATCATTTACTCGTTTCAAAGGTTATATGAAAAACGTGAGCAACATCATTGCTTGGACTTCAGTAGATGAGCAAGTGCATGCCAATGCGGGCATCTACATCATCAACCAAATAAAGAATGAAAATCCTGATTTTTTTGATGAAAACATCAAACAAGAAATTTCTAACCTTATAGAGTACTCCATTTCTGTGGAATCAGAAATCTTGGATTGGATCTTTGAAAAAGGGGAAATTGAATGTATTAGTAAAAAAGACTTAGTAAATTTTATGAAGTTTAGAGCAGATGAGAGTTTAACTAATATAGGATTAGACAAAATATTTAATATTACTTCGGAAGAATATAAACCTATGCAATGGTTTGAAGAAGAGGTGTTTGCTAATTCCCTTGATGACTTTTTTGCTAAGAGACCTGTGGAGTACACAAAACACGACAAAAGTATTACTGCAAACGATTTATTCTAAAATCAAATAAAATAAAAAATATGAAAAAGTTATGGTGGTTTAATGACGAAAGTGAGCAAATGCTTAATCGTGGTTACTTACTAAATGGAGAAACAGTACAAGGTGCAATAGAGCGAGTAGCTACAGCAGCATCTAAAAGATTATTCAAACCCGAACTAAAAGACTCATTCATCGAGCTAATAGAAAACGGTTGGATGAGTTTAAGTTCACCTGTTTGGGCAAACATGGGAACAGAAAGAGGATTACCTATCTCCTGTTTTAATGTTCATGTTCCTGACACAATAGAAGGGATTACACACAAGCTCGGCGAGGTAATCATGCAAACTAAGATCGGAGGGGGAACCTCAGGATATTTTGGAGAGTTAAGAGGTAGAGGAACTACAGTAACCGATAATGGTAGAAGTAGTGGAGCTGTTTCCTTTATGAAACTTTTTGATACTACTATGGATACCATCTCGCAAGGTGGCGTGAGAAGAGGTGCCTTTGCGGCGTATTTAGATATAGATCACCCAGATATTTTAGAGTTTTTAACTATAAAAGACATAGGTAGTAAATTACAAAATTTATTCTTTGGTGTTTGTATTCCAGATTATTGGATGAAAGAAATGATCGATGGGGATAACAACAAAAGAGAGGTTTGGGCAAAGGTACTCGAAAGCAGACAAGAAAAGGGCTTACCTTATATCTTTTTTACAGATAATGTGAATAAGAATAAACCACAAGTATATAAAGATGAATCAATGTCTATAAATGCTAGTAACCTTTGTTCAGAAATATGTTTACCCTCAAACGAACAAGAATCTTTTGTTTGTTGTTTATCATCAATGAATTTGGAATTATATGACGAATGGAAGGACACAGATGCTGTAAAAACCGCCACTTATTTTTTAGATGCGGTAATGCAAGAGTTTATTAATAAAACCAAAAACAATCACTATCTTCAATCCGCTCATAGGTTTGCAAGAAACCACAGAGCATTAGGTTTAGGTGTATTAGGCTGGCACTCATATCTACAAAAAAATATGATACCTTTCGAGGGTATGGAAGCTAAACAATTAACACACAGTATATTCTCCGACATTAAATGTAAAGCAGACGAAGCTACTAAAGAATTAGCTAGCATATATGGAGAACCTAAATTGTTAGAAGGATACGGACTAAGAAATACCACATTATTAGCTATCGCCCCTACAACATCATCATCAGCAATATTAGGTCAATCATCACCAGGGATTGAGCCATTTAGTAGTAATTACTATAAGGCAGGTTTAGCTAAGGGGAACTTCATGAGGAAGAACAAATACTTAACTAATTTGTTAGAAGATAAAGGTATTAACAACGACGAAACATGGCGTAGTATAATGCTTAATCACGGGAGCGTACAACATTTGACTAGTTTAACAAACGAAGAAAAACTAGTATTCAAAACATTCAAAGAAATAAACCAATTAGAAATCATACAACAAGCATCTATAAGACAAAAATTCATAGATCAATCACAAAGTTTAAACATTAACATTCCATCCAACCTACCAATAAAAGAAGTTAATAAATTGTTGATTGAGGCTTGGAAACTAGGTATAAAAACACTTTATTACCAAAGAAGTCAGAGTGTTTCTAAAGAGTTCATAACCAACCTAGTAAATTGCAATAGTTGCGAAAGCTAAATAATAAACCTTGTTTTGGGTAATGAAACAAAACCAAAAGGCTTATCGGATACAGTATTATTAATACTATTATCTGTAGTTATATCTTTGATACTAATAAATAATTTTATTTATGTTGATACAGAAGATATTAACGAATCTGAATATTATTGTAGGGATCATGGAGGGGTAGATAAGTATTACTTTCATATCTCTGCTAATAAATTCAGGTGTTCCAATGGTAGAATTTTTTTTATTAAAAAATAAAAAAATCTTTGTTTTGTTAATATTGTTTAATATATTTACATTAATAATTTAAAACAATATTATCTATGATTACAAAACTTCCAAATAGAATTAAAGGCAAAGGAGATGTAAAAGGCTCTCTATTTACTAAGGTTTTTGAAAATGAGAACGGATATGTTTACAGTGTTGATAATGGAAACCACTTTGAAGCCTTTTATAGAAAAGAAACACCAATTTGTATAGACTTTGAAAATCGCATATACAGCGAAACTGATAAAAAAGAAGTATATCCTAAATCAAAAGACTTTGGAGTTTGGGCATGGAGCGTAGAAAGCCTTGAAAAAGGAATTGATCGTTTGGTTTAATAATGAAAATAAAAAACAAAAAATGAAAAAATCTTTGTTTTGTTAATATTCTTTAATATATTTGCAGTACAACAATTAAAATAAATAAAATCAAAATGAAAACAATACTCAAAACTTACCACAAACAATCAGACGTAGTAGCTTATCATAAGTATGAACTTAGAGGTGTTTTATGTGAAGAAAATTACGATGAAAATGGTAAACCTTTAAATTTTCAAAATTCAGATGGTTATTCATACGAATGCACCCGAGATGAAAGAGGTCATCTTTTAACTTATGAAAATTCAGATGGTTTTTCATATAAATATACCCTAGACAAAAATGGTTATCAAATAGCTTATAAAGATTCAGATGGTTATTATAAGGTAAAAGGTAAAAAAGTTTCAAAAGAAGAATATGAAGATTTTATAAGTCAGTTAAACTCTGTAAATCTTGAAGATATAAAAGTTGAAATAACAAAAAATGAAAATCCAAGTCATTAACAAATCAAAGCACGAATTGCCAAGCTATGAAACCATTGCAGCTGCAGGCATGGACTTAAGAGCAAATTTAGAGGAGTCTTTGACTATCAAACCGCTAGAAAGAACCTTTGTAAAAACAGGATTGTTTGTAGCACTACCCATAGGAACAGAGGCACAGGTTCGTCCAAGAAGCGGACTCGCTGCCAAAAAAGGGATTACTGTGCTTAACGCTCCTGGCACAATAGATGCAGACTACCGTGGTGAGATTGCAGTCATTTTGGTAAACCTTTCCAATGAGCCGTTTACCATAAACGATGGAGACAGAATCGCTCAAATGGTGATAGCCAAACACGAAAAAATCAGCTGGAATCAAGTGGAAATGCTTGAAGAAACAGACAGAGGTGCTGGTGGTTTTGGTTCTACAGGTAAATAAAAACTCAAAATATATAAATAAGTAGTTATGAAAGTTGTGTAGCTCAGAAAGTATAGGAGCACCTAGCACGGTAACCAACCCGTGGGACGGAGGTACGTTGGGATGAACTCCAACCACAACTTTCAATTACTTATGATTTCTTAATAAAACGAAAATCTTTGTTTACGAATAACTTATAACTAATTAACAATTAATAACCTTTTAAATAAACACAACATGGGAATAAAAAGCACTTATGACATAGATAGAGAAACTGCACTAGAGGTAATCGTAAGTAAAGTTTATAGATGTACAAACGAACAACTAGCAAGTATATTACTTGACTTTGAAGAAAGTTACTTTAGAAATTACATCGTGTACGATGAACTAGACGAAGTAGATGAAGACGAACAATGTTTTGATAGAGTTATTAGAAGTGTAGATGACTTTAATAATGTTGTTTAATTATACACAACGAATAGGTATATAAATACTGCGATTAAACTACAATACATAATCTACAATAAATAACCCCCCTGAAAATATAATAAAAAATGACTTTAAATGAATGGATATTAAACGGTAGTGTTGGAATTAGCTCAAAAACAATGTGGGCGGTATTACAAGGGATTGATTATACAGGAGATAAACCTTATGACCCTGACGATTTTAGTAGATGTTACAAATTTGTAAAGCTGTGTAATATTACAGAACAAGATTTGCAAAAAATATCAAGAGATCTACCGTATTGGAAACCCTATATTGACAATTGGCAGAAACTTACAGAAATATATGAGAAGAACGATAAGGACAAGATGTATGAGTTTATGAAAGAATTGAGAATCGAAAGTGATTTAATACGCAGAAAGTAGTATTAATTCTTTACAACTTCTTTATAAAACAACCATCATTAAAAATCAAAAATTTAAACAAAAATGAAAGAAATTAAATTCAACAAAGAATCTAGGAAAAAACTACAAACAGGACTTAATAAAGTAGCCGATGCTGTGGGAGTAACTCTTGGTGCAAAAGGTAGGAACGTAATACTACAAAACAATTACGGTAATCCTCATGTAACTAAAGATGGTGTTACTGTAGCTAGGAGCATATCCCTACCAGATTTTGTAGAAAACATGGGTGGGCAATTACTCATCGAAGGAGCTAGTAAAACAGTTGATCTAGCAGGGGATGGAACAACAACCACTTGTGTACTAGCAAAAAGTATTGTTAATGAGGGTATTAAAGTAATCAACAGATCTAAACTACCATTTTTTCGCCATGTAAATCTTATGGATTTAAAAAGAGGCATCGATAAAGCTGTGGATATCGTAGTAAAAGAACTAGATTTTGTTTCTGAAAAAGTAACCGATAAAGACGATTTGAAAAACATAGCTTGTATTTCAGCAAACGGAGATGAGTACATAGGAGAGATTATCTCTAAAGCATTTGATAAGGTCGGTAAAGAAGGGGTAATCAGAGTCGAAGAATCTAAAGATACTAAAACCTATGTAGAATTGGTAGAAGGAACCCAATTCATCAATGGATTGTTATCACCATATTTTGTAACAAACCCTAAGAAATTAACAGCAGAATATGAGAATCCACTAATTATATTTTATGATGGTAAGGTAGCAAGTGCAAAAGATATATTACCTATCATAAACGCATCTATAGAACTAAAGAGACCACTAGTAATTGTAGCACATGATTTTGAAGGAGAGGTGATCGGAACTCTAGTACATAATAAATTAAAAGGGAACTCTAGGATTATACCTATAAAAGCACCTTCCTATCAAGACAAAAGAACTAATTTTGTCAATGATCTATGTGTATTAACAGGGAGTACATTAGTATCAGAGAATACTGGGAATACTGTAGATAAATTTAATCAATCAATGTTTGGTTCGGTAGAGAAAATTGTAGTTGATTCTGAAAGAACCACTCTCATAAAAGGTGGTGGGGACAGTACACTAATCAAAAAACAAATTGATGATTTAACACAACAAGCAGAAAACTGCAAACACGAAGTAGATGAAAAAGACCTAAGAGATCGTATAGCCAAATTAGTTGGAGGTGTAGCCGTAATATATGTTGGTGCAAATACAGAGGTGGAGATGAACGAAAAGAAAGATAGAATAGATGATGCATTATCAGCAACAAAAGCAGCTATAGAAGAAGGTGTTGTCGCAGGAGGAGGTATAGCATTACTAGATGCGTCTATTGTTTTAGAGTTCGATGCGATAACGGAAGAGGAGAATAAAGACATAAAGAAAGGGATGAATATTCTATTGAAATCTCTAAAGTCCCCTATCGATAAGATTTTAAGTAATGCTGGATTAAAACCATCTAAAATATTAAAGAATATACCTTTCGCTTCTTATCCTTTAGGTTATAACCTCAAAACAGATAATTACGAAAACTTATTGAAAGCTGGTGTGATAGACCCTAAAAAAGTTACTAGAGTCGCATTAGAATCCGCAGCTTCTATTGCAACAATGATATTAACCACAGAGGCTACTGTCTCTGATTTTAAAGATAAATAATGAAAATATACATTAAAAATAAAAAAGGAGAGTCAGAAGAGGTAACAATGAGGTCTTTAATAGAACAATCGTTGTCTAAATCAGAATATAAAGTAGAATCGGATGGTTTTAGTGATGGAAGTGCTTCATGGGTCAGTATCATAAAATACATAGACAATAAAGAGTTAAGAGTTAATATTATTTTCAACGGTGACAATGAAATAACCAAGTTGAATGCTTGTTCTACACCTATGATAACAGGTGACAGTAATTCTACTAAACTAAATGGGGGTATTTCTTACGGTATTTTTGATAACGATAAGGATATGTCTGTAAATCTAGGATTTATATGAAATTAATTATGAATAACAGACAAATATGGGTGTATGACATCGAAACACTTAGTAACTGTTTTACTTACACTGCACGAAACATAGATACAAAAGAATTAGTTCAGTACGTCATTTGGTATTATAGTCTTGAGGATGAAAGGAACGATATAGAGGATTTAGTAAAACATTTAAAATCCGTCAGGGGTCAGGTAGGTGTTAACAATTTAGATTTTGATTATCCTGTATTACATTATATATTAAACGAATACACAGAATGGGAGTGTTTTACTGTTGACGAAATGGTCGATTCGATCTACGAAAAAGCACAATCTGTCATCAAAGAAGAATGGTCATCTATTAAAGATCAATATGTTAAAATCCCACAATTAGATTTATTCAAAATATGGCACTACGATAATTACGCTAGAATGACTTCCTTGAAGAAGTTACAGATCGCCCTGCGTTATGACAATGTTCAAGATATGCCATACAAGCATACGGATACAATAACTACACAACAACAAGTTCAAGAGATACTGGACTATAACCTTAACGATGTTGATTCCACCCTAGATTTTTACTTGAAAACCACAGGTAAAATAGAACTAAGAAGAGGTATTCACAAAAAATACGGATTGAACTGTATGAATTTCCCAGATAGTAAGATTGGAGAAGATTTAACGTTAAAGTTATATTGTAGTGAATTAGGGGTTGATGAGAAAATTATTAGAAAAAAAAGAACACATAGAAAAGAATTTAATTTTTCAGAATGTATTCCGAAGTATATAAATTTTACCACAGACAATTTTAAGGACTTACTTAGTTATTTATCATCCATTAAAGTAACAGAATTAAAAGGTAGTTTCAAATATAGTTTTAATTATAAAGGTTTTATATTCGATTTAGGTACAGGAGGTATTCACGGTAGTATTAAATCTGGGGTGTACGAATCTACAGATACACATATTCTTGTAGATGTTGATGTCGCTAGTTTATACCCTAGTTTAGCTATTGTTAATAAGCTTTACCCAAAACACTTAGGTAAAGAGTTTTTAGATGTGTACGAATATGGATTATTAAAACCTAGATTAGAAGCTAAGAAAAACGGAGATAAAGTAATGAACACTGGGTTTAAGCTATCCTTGAACAGCGTTTATGGCAAAAGTAATTCAGAGTACAGTTGGTTGTACGATCCTTTGTACACATTGAAAACCACTTTAGCTGGTCAGCTATCACTATGTATGTTGTCTGAAATGTTAATGAGTAACATGAATGATTTAACCATGCTACAAATTAACACAGATGGTCTAACTGTAAAAATACCCAAAGATCAAAAAAACAAACTGTACGAGCTTTGTAAGCAGTGGGAGAATAAAACAGGATTAACATTAGAATACGCACTATACAAAAAAATGATTATCAGAGATGTGAATAATTACATCGCTCTTGATACAGATGGTAAAGTAAAATCAAAAGGTGCTTTTAAAACTTACGCCGAAACCATTAGAGACGAGGAGTATCATAAATCACTATCTCAAACAATAGTAACGGAAGCATTACACAAATACTTCTTAGAAAACATACCCGTAGAGGACACTATAAAACAGTGTACAAACATTTATGATTTTTGTAAAACATTTAGAGCGATTGGGGATTGGTATTGTGATTTGTACTCTTCTGAAATAGATGAATCTATACCCACACAAAAAACAAATAGATACTATATAGCTACAGAAGGACTAACATTACGTAAGCATCATGTAGGTGAAAAATACGGACATAGAATTATTGAAGTTGAAGCAGGAGGCAATAAAGTCAAGTTATTAAACAAATATGTAAAAAAAGACTCATTTTCTGATTATAAAGTCGATTATAATTACTATATTGCGGAGTGTTATAAAATCATACACAAAATAGATGGTACAAAGGAAAGGTTAGCTAGAGAATCCAAAGAGAAGAAAGAAAAAGAGAAGATTGAAAAACAAGAAGAGAAGTTTATTAAATTCTGTATTATGAAACAACCAACACAAAAACAATATGATATGTATGTTAAGGATTGGTTGGTTGAGAAATATGGTAATCCTAAAGTTAAGATCAATTAATAATGACAAATAAAGAATTTCTTAGAATCCTTAAAAAAATGACAATAAAAGAGATTTGGGAAATAACAGATAAAGGTCTATTGTTCTTAAATGTTTTTCTTATTGTATTGGTCTTGTTTATGATCATGTTAACAATTAAAGTTTTATGAGAAAAGGACGACAAATAGTAAGGTCAAAAAAACAGATTTACGATGGAATAAAATTTGATTCTGGGTTAGAGGTTTATATGTATAAACAACTAAAGAACAACGGTTTTAAATTTGAAAGGGGGGGGATTACTTACGAAATTCACCCACCTATTAAATTAAATTTCCCTTGTTATATCAGATCTCAAAAAAGAAGTTTAACACTAAAAGATAAAAGAGATATTAGAAAAATATCATACACTATAGATTTTAATGATAAAAGAAAAAATCCTAAGTGGGTTATTGAATGCAAAGGTAGAGCAAATGAATCGTTTCCTTTACGTTGGAAAATGTTTTTAAAACTTTTGTCTGAAATGAAAAACCCTCCAGCGGTATTCATGCCTAGAAATCAAAAAGATTGCGATCAAGTTATTGAAATATTGATTAAAAATAAATTAAAATAAGTATGTTAACACAAGAGAGAATCAATTACACAAACGAAAAAACAAACTTACTACACGATTTAGTAAATGATTTGTTTGAAAATATGATGGATGATATAGACGAAGATGTTACAACAACATTGAAAGAGTTAGGTAAACAAATAAGAATAATTAGAAACGATACAGGGTTGTAGTTATGAATGTATTAAGTTTATTTGACGGTATGAGTTGTGGTAGAATAGCTTTACAAAAAGCCGATATACCGGTTACTAATTATTACAGTAGTGAAATAAAAAATTCAGCTATCAAAGTAGCAAATAAAAATTACCCACAAGATACCCATAATAGATTAGGAGACATAACAAAAATAAAATCCACAGATTTACCTAAAATTGACTTATTAATTGGTGGTAGTCCTTGTCAAGATTTTAGTGCAGCTAATAAAGAAAGATTAGGTCTATACGGTGTAAAAAGTAACTTGTTTTTTGAATATATTAGGTTATTACAGGAAACGAAACCTAAGTGGTTTTTACTTGAAAATGTTAGGATGAAGAAAAAACATCAGGATTTCATTAGTAATGTTTTAAAATTTGACCCTATTGTTATAAATTCGGAAAAAGTGGCACCTCATTTAAGACACAGACTTTATTGGACTAATATCCCAAATATAAAACAACCAAATGATTTAAAATTGGAACTAAACGATTTCCTTATTGATGGATATTCTGATAGGAAAAAGGCACGTACTTTATTAGAAAGTGATTCAAGACCATTAAGCACACCTATAAAAATGTGTCATAGATATTTTAACACAGGATTTACTACTTTGATTTTCAAAAATAAAGATCATTTCGATAAAATAAAAGAACACTTTAATAAAAACTTCAAAGGCAAGAACGCTAAAGAAATTAACCAATTAGTTGAAGGGATGGATTTGAGCCTTTACGAAGGTGTTAGATATATGAACAACAGAGAGCGTGAATCTTGTCAAAATATACCAAAGGGTTACACAGACAACTTAACACAAAATGAAGCTGCTTGCGTGCTAGGGGATAGCTGGACAGTAGATGTAATTGCACACATATTCAAAAATTTAAAAAATGAGACTACTAAAAAACATTAACATTGAAGATATTCTATTCCTAGATATAGAAACGTCAACACGAGTAAAAGAATTAGAACTAGACACTCCTTTGTTTGACGCATGGGAATACAAGAAGAAAAAAGATGATTTAATTAATAATCAATTAATCGAAACGTATTCTAAAGAAGCGGCGTTGTATTCAGAATTTGGTAGAATTGTATGTATCACTGTTGGTAAACTTGTAAAAGATAACTTCATAACACAAACGTTCAATAATTTAGATGAAAAACAATTACTTATAGATTTTTATAATTGTTTAGATCGACACGATGGTTCTGTTTGCGGGCATTCTATTAAACAATTCGATATACCTTATATCATACAAAGAGGTTACTCTTTTGGGTTAACACCACATAAGTTATTGGATACATCTGGACTTAAGCCATGGGAGTTAGATCATATACTAGATACTAAAGATTTATGGAGGGGTACTTCCTTCAACTCATCATCTTTATTAAGTCTTTGTACAACACTAGGTATTAAATCACCCAAAGAAGATTTACAAGGCTCAAACGTCCCTAAATTCTTTTGGGAAGACCCTGAAAAAAATATCGATCAAATAACTAGGTATTGTGAAAGAGATGTTTTCGCTACTTATCAAGTATTTGATAAACTAAAGACCTTAGAACCTCACCCTAAATCAAACAACGCACCTGTTGTTAATAGGTTTTCTATAAGAGGTAGTATTGAGAAAAAAGAAAATATAGATAAAGGATTGTTAGAAGCTCTTATGAATGGTGGGAGATACACCATAAAAATTAAAAAAGAGTTAGTGGATAGGATTTCTAAGATGACAAAAGACGAAAAAGAAAAAGCATTTACAATCCTTAGTGCTGTTACATCTACAGCTAAAGGTAAAGTAACTAAGTTTACTAAGGCTCATTTGAAAGAGTTGAAAAATGAGGTGGGTTAAACAAAATATGGAACAATTAGAGACACTAGGGAGAAGGCTTGATAAAATAGGAATAGGAGTTCAGTTTGTGGCAAACTTCCCTTGGGTATACTTATACAAGATTAACGGACAATTAGTAAAAGAACGATACAAATCCGAACACGGATTTACAATAGCATTTTTACCTGTACGTATAGATAAGTCTTTTTGTTTCACAGATATAAATGAAACTTTTAAACTGATACGTAAGTATTGCAACGTTGAGTATATACGAAGTGCTGACGATAGGCGTTGTTAGCATTAGTACGGAATTATAAATACAAAACTTAAATAAAATGAATAGATTAAAAGAATTGATTGGTAAAACACTTACTAAAGTAGAAAAAAACGACAATGACGAGATAATATTTACTTGTGAAGATGAAAAACAATATAAAATGTATCACGTACAAGAATGTTGCGAAAGTGTAACTATTGAAGATATAGTTGGTGACTTACAAGACTTGGTTGGAAGCCCAATATTAAAAGCGGAAGAGGTTTCTAATTACGAACCAACTTCAGAAGAAGATGTTGAACGAACCAGAGAATTAGAAGATTGGGGTTCTTGTACTTGGACTTACTATAAGTTCGCAACAATTAAAGGATATGTAGATATTAGATGGTTTGGTGAAAGTAACGGATACTACTCTGAATCAGTAGATTTTATATTGCTTGATGTTGATTCTGAGTACTATTAATGTTAACGGTTTGGCTAAGATTAGTAGCCTAAGTAATGAACTAATCAATTAAAAAACTAAGAATCATAAGGCTATTAATTTTAGCCGTTGTTGGCGGTAGTACGGTATTAAAAAACGAATTAAATTTACAATTATGATAACTGGAAATACATTAATAGAATTAGGATACAAGCCTGCAAAATGGTTTGGTGAAGTTATTGAAGAAGCGAATAAAAGAAACTTGTCAGGTAATGCTTTGAAGTCGTTTATTGATGAAATAAAGCCACCGTCACCAATTGAGCCACAAACAGGTTTGAAATACCACAAGAATATTAGAGCAGAACACGAAGAAGAAGTTTCTAATGTTCAGCAAGTATTTGAAACAATGGATATATTAATGCAGACCCCTACAATTGTAAACGGCTCTGTAATGCCTGATGCTTGTCCAACTGGTGAAAAAGGGCAAATACCTGTTGGTGGTGTAGTTGGTGCAAAAAACGCAATACATCCATCTATGCACTCGGCTGATATTTGTTGCTCTGTAATGATGACTAATTTCGGAATGGTTGACCCTAAAACAGTTCTTGATTTTGCACACGAAACAACTCATTTTGGTGGTGGTGGACGAAATGAATATTCTGAACTACCTACTGAATTAGCAGATCGCATAAAATCGAATAGATTTTTGAATGACAAAAAAAGCATTGAGTTATCTACTAATCATTTAGGAACGCAAGGAGACGGAAACCACTTTCTTTTTGTGGGAAAGTCTGAAAAAACAGGCGAAACAATAATGGTGACACATCACGGCTCACGTGGTTTTGGATCGTACTTGTATAAAAAAGGAATGAAAGTAGCTGAACGATTCAGAAAAGAATTATCTCCTAAAACCCTAAAAAGAAATGCGTGGATTCCTTTCGATACACAAGAAGGAAAAGACTATTGGGAAGCGTTACAAATTGTAAGAGATTGGACAAAACTAAACCATATTACCATACATAACGAGACGGTTAAAAAGGTTGGTATTGAACCATTATTGCAGTTTTGGAATGAGCATAATTTTGTATTCAAGGATGAAGATGTATTTTACCACGCAAAAGGAGCAACCCCTTTAGATGATAAGTTTGTACCTGACTCTTACAACGGATTAAGATTGATTCCTTTAAATATGTCTGAACCTGTTTTAATTGTAAAAGGAGCAACTACTGAAACAAATTTAGGATTTGCACCACATGGAGCAGGGAGAAATATTAGCCGAACTGCTCATAAAAGAAAAAAGGATGGTAAAACTATTGAGCAAGTTTTTGAAGAGGAAACAAAAGGATTAGATGTAAGATTCTTTTCTGGAAACATTGATATTTCAGAACTACCAACAGCTTATAAAAACGCTGATAATGTTCAGGCACAAATGGAAGAGTTTGGGCTTGGTGAAGTAGTAGATAGAATTATGCCTTATGGTTGCATTATGGCTGGCGATCGGTTGCAAGATACTCCTTGGTGGGTTTAACACAAACTTAATTAAAATGGAAAATAACACATTTATATCAAATCAAATTAAAACACCTAAAGTTGTAGGTAGTTACGAAATTACAGGAACAAAAGTAAATACTATTGAATTTGCTTTTACAAAAAAACCTAAGTTAATAAACCGATTGTTTTGCAAATGGTGTTTAGGATGGACTTGGCGAGATAAGTAGCATTACACACAACCCCCTTAATAAAACGACAATGCTTAGTTACCAATAACTTACAATCTAATTACATATAAACTGTAATAGTTAATCCATAATGAATAACTTGTTAAAACATCATAATGATCCTCCCAAAAAAAGATAAACAGGGTAATCAATACCTATCCTACTCACAAATAAGTAGTTTTCTAAAGAATCGTAGAGACTACATTAGGCAATATTTCCTCAAAGAAAAGTTTGAAGGTAATGGTTATACAGAGTTTGGTAAACGTATTGGAGAAGCATTAGAGAAGAATGACTTTAGTACCTTTTCCGATAAAGAACAAGAGTTACTTAGGAGTATCCCTCGCCATGATGTTTTTGAAAGAGAGGTGAGACTCATCCGTAAAGACTTCTACGTGATCGGTTATATCGATACCAACACCTCAAAAGATGGTAAGATCGAAAAGATTATCGACTACAAAACAGGAGACATGAATAAAGAAGATGTTTATATTTCTGAGGAGTATTCTCAACTATATATCTACGCTGCTGCTTTAGAACAAGAGTTGGGTGTATTACCCAAGAAAGCATCTGTTATATTAATAGAAAGGAAAGGGAATCTTTTTAAAAGAGAGAAGTTGGTTTTAGGTGATAAGTTCTTATCAATTGACAAGAAGATTACTAAAAAGAAAATTAAAGAAGTTGTTAAAATGGTTGATGATACAGCTAAAGAAATTAGTGATCATTACGAAGTGTTTTTGAAATTGAATATAATATGAGTTATGAATAAGGATTATAAATACATAACAGCGATGTTCCCTTATCCGTCTGGTAACGGATTACATTGTGGACATTGGTATAACTATGCGTTAATAGATAGTTATTGTAGATACCAAAGATTTATAGGTAATGAAGTTTTCCAGCCTTTTGGGTATGATTCTTTTGGATTACCTGCTGAAAATTATGCGAAGAAAGTAGGGAGAAATCCTAAAGATGTTACTTATGAAAACATTGATAAATTTAGAGTTCAGATAAGACAAATGAATACTGAATTTGAAGAATTACTTATCACTTCCGATGAGGATTATCAAAAACATTCAAAATGGCTTTTTACCCAACTTTATAAAAATGGATTAGCGTACAAAAAAAATGCAGAAGTAGATTTTTGTAATGAGTGCGATACTGTTTTGGCTCGTGAACAAATCAAAGAAAAAAGATGTGAGAGATGCGGAAATATTACTACTAAAAAAACACTTAATCAATGGTATTTTAAAATAACAGATTATAAAGAAAGATTGATTAAAAATCTTGATACCATCGATTACCCCAAAAGCACCATTAACGCTCAAAGAAACTGGTTAGAAAATCAACACGATTGGTGCGTTAGTCGGCAAAGAAATTGGGGTTGTAAAATACCTTTGGATGGTGAAAATGATACAATGGATACTTTTGTAGATAGTAGTATTTATACTATTATTTACTGCTTAAAAAAAGGAATTAAACCTAAGCCTGTTGACTTATACGTTGGTGGAAAAGAACACGCTTGTATGCACTTAATTTATTCAAGGTTTATAACTATGTTTCTTAACGATATTGGTTTTATAGATTTTGAAGAACCATTTAAAAAAGTAATTCATCAAGGGATGATTTTAAACAATGGTGAAAAAATGAGTAAGAGTAAAGGAAATGTTGTCAGTCTTGATAACTACGATAGTGATGTAGTCCGATTCTATTTAATGTTCATAGGACATTATTTTGATGGTGGGAGTTGGAGTGATAAAAACATAAAAGGTATTGAAAGATTTATCAGGGGTTGGAACAATTGGCTTACAGAAACTGGTGAAGATTCTATTGATTATGATAGTTTTGAAAAAATGATTTTTTCTTATACAGAGTCTTTCAAATTCAACAAAGTAGTTAGCTCCTTTATGATCTTATTAAAACAAAATAGATCTAAAAAACTAAAGATCGAACTTAAAGACAAACTCTATAAATTACTAGAGATATATATGCCGAACATTATAACTAAATAAGTCATAAATAAAAAAAGTTCTTATAAGTCCCGTTCCAATACTGGAAACCCCCGCTTGGTGCGAGTTATAAGACCTATAAAAACCTATATAAAAAATAGTCTTCCAACTCAGGACGCACACAAGGTTGTTGGTCAACATCATTTCTCCTTGCTATAGCTAGTTATACATTTTTAATGTAATATTGACCTGCTAATTAACTATTTAATTTCTATTTAAAAAATTTATCAAGGTTTGCTTGAACGTCTTCTCACCTAACTTGAAAGGTTTTATCTCTCCCCGTAAAGATCGATTACCTTAAAAGACCTACTCTAGTATGCTTGTTTATTACGGATCAGAGGCATAGTAGGTACTGTTAAATCAAAGATACAAAATTAAAACGTATAAATAGCTTTTGTTCTACCTTGCGTAAAACCTCTTTGATATCCATCCATGTAAGTAAAATCTGGACGATGTGGTGTAGGACATACAGGAACTACTGGCTCATAACATGGTGCTTGTGTATAGCAAAAACCATCATAAAACCCTGTTGTAAAACCTGTACAATACATCTTCATTTTATGTGATTGTGCTTGTACCGATGTTGAGATTCCTAGTGTTAGTAATCCGATAAATAATAGTTTTTTCATAATATTGAATTTTGAATTAACAACAAATATAAAACTATTTTTTCTTTTTAACACAGTTATTCACTCTCTTACCTGATTTTATTTTAGTACCTTTCTTTTCGTATCCTTTCCAACAGGATTTTTGTGTTGCTTTTTTCATGATTGATTAATTTAACATTTCCATGCTTTACGTCTAACCTTTACTTTCTCTGTTTGTTTTTGTTTAGCACTCCTAGCACAATATGCTTTTTGTTTAGGGTGTCCTTTTGGGTATGACTTTCTAGTCCTTGTCTTACCGTCTGGATCAGTGTATTTAGTACCGTTAGCGTACTTTTTACTCGGTGGTGTTTTCTTTGTTGGCATTATTTTTGTTTTATTGCTTTTTGTGGATTCTTTTTTAGGTCTTCAACTTGTCTTATAAACTCCTCTTCTGAAACACTGATTAAATTGTTTCTCTCCCATGAGCTAAAATTTCTAACTAAGGCATTCTGAAATTTAGAAACACCTTCGTTGGTATTTTTATTTTTGTTCTTATAGTAGTGCATATTGAGTACGTTAACCGCATCCCTTACCTTTTTAATATTCTGTATTCTAAATATCATTTGGCTTTCATTTTTACTATACCCTAATTTTGGTGCAGAATCATCATCTGTAACATCCCATACCAAACTAGTTGCGCTTGCGTAGATATTAAAGTCATACTTTCTAAAAGCCGCTCTACTCGCCGCTAATCTTGACCAATCCCCAACAGACCCCCAATTCTCATCTTCTTTTTTCGCTTTTTTAGCACCGTATATCATAGATACTGCTTGTGGAGGGGTGTAACCTCCTACCAATATATGTTTTACTCCTTTTAAAAATTTAAAGAAAGGGTGTTCTTCTTTAGTGTATAATTGCTGACCAAAATCTGTTTTACCTCCATACGCTTCACGTATTAAACTTATTAGCATATTTGGCTCAAATAATCCTTTGACACTACTATAATCCAAATGCATCATACCTATTGTTTTAGCGTAAGGGTCTTGACCAGAATAATCTATGAATTTAGCATTACCTTTCTCATCTATATTTTCTATAATCAGATTATCATCAACCCAAAAAGGTCTTAGGTTAACGGCTTCTTTTTTCAATATTATTTCCTCTTCGTCGTCATCAGAAAAATATCTATAAATAGATTCTATGCTATGTTTCAGTAGTAAATTGAACCCTACAATTAGACTAATTCCTGCTGACCTTTTACCGAAAGATTTTAAATAGGCTTTTCTCTGAACATCGTTGATCTTATTCCCTCTAAAATCAACACCTGTAGAAACTGTTTTAATATCATTGTACGCTATCGCAATAGCACCTACAAACGATCTAGTAGCTTCTATTTGAAAAGAAACGTAATCACCTGTAGGGAATCTAGCTACGTCTTTAAACCAACTAGGTAATCTTGAAAAAGTAGGGTTTCCTAACTTAACATCGTTTCCTGTTTGACGTAGTACATCGATCCTTTCTGTTTCTGTTAAATCCTTATATTCTTTACCATATAGTTTTTTAGCCATTGATCCTTTTTGTGCGTAAACAGCCATAGCTTTACCATAATCATCTACTTGTGCATATCTCTGACCGAGTTCTTTATCTAACTTTCCAGCTCCTCTTCTAATTGTTTTCTGTAGTTTATCGAATTTATTTATTGCTGCTGATTCATTCCCTAAACTCATTTGTTTGTACATATCATCTATATAACCCATAGTAATTAGGTTTATATCTGTAGATAATACACCTGCTTCTGCTGCGTCTGCAAATATTTGTTTTGTGAAATCGGTTCTGTTTCCAGTAAACATCATCTTACCTCTACCTGCAACAGATTGAAAAAATGCCTTAGGGTCTTCTAAAAGAATAAAGTTACCATTCAATATTTGACCAAATACAGCTAAACCAGTTATGTTTTTAAACCATGTACTCGAAGTAGGTAGGATTTTAGACTTACGCATTGCTGTCAAAGCATTGAAGTAAATTTGACCTACTGTAGTATTAGCTTTATAGATAGGCTCTTGTTCAAACTCCTTAGCTATAAACTCATTAACCCACTTACCGTGCAGCGGACTAGATTTATCATTTACCTGAACGTATTCTTTAGCGTTTTTTGTAGGTTTTTCATTGAATATAAACTCACCAAAAAATCTATCGTTTATTGTTTTTAACGCTTGTGCTTTATAAACCATTTTACCAACAGCCATCATTGTAGATAAGTACTGATCTTCTGGTAATTTAATATCCCCTAGTAACTTTTTAATATGGTCGGGCATTGGTTGAAATAAACCACCTAAACCTTCATAAATAGAAATAGCTTCATCTAAAACCATTTTGTGGTTTTTCTTAAACTTAGGGTATTTTTCAGATGCTTCTTTTACTGCTTGATCCCATAGTTTTTTGTTTTTAGCTTTCCGTACCTTAGCTTTAAGTGAATCATCACTCATGGACAAAGTGTTTGTAGAGGTGTTGATACTAGAATAAGTATTTTTAGGATTTCTAATATCGTCCCATTTCTCTAGTAAATCGTTTACTGTTTTAGTAGCTTTGTCTATTGCTTTTTTATAACCGATACCTTCATCGATCATTATTTGTTTAGCTTCTTCTCGTATTGCTTCGTTGATTAAACCTTCTGAGGGGTTGTAATCTTTTTCTTTAAAATACAGATATGTCTGATGTACATAATCCCCTAAATTGTCTAATATGTTTTGTTTAGATTCTTCTGACATTCTTTCAAAAGCAGGGTCTTCGGTAACTATTTTAGAGAAGGAATCGATGTGTGATCTTAGTCCGATTACTGTATCGGCTAAATCTTTAGATACTTTACTAAGTTGGTCATACGCATCTTTAGAATTTGTATTCCTATCAACAGGTGTCATTAGGTCTTTAACCATCCCTGTTAGATTAACCTTAGCTGTTTCTTTGTCTAATTTACTTTTGAAAATGTAATTTTCTAATGCTTTTTTATATGTGGTCTTATACTTTTTAGCATTCTCTTTTGAAATCATCTGTAATTCAGACAACTTAGAACCTATTAACTCTATTTCAGAAACTATAGGTAATGTGGTTTTATTAACAAAACCAAATACCCTTTTTCTACCCCCAGATATAAACTTATTAAGTTTTTGTAATTGAGTGAGTTTTGTTTCTTTTTCAGATTCTTTTTTACTAATTTCTTCAATAACCTCGTCTAGTTGTTCATCTAACTCTTGACTCATGTTTGTTCTAGTCGTGTCCTTGTTTAAAGATGATAACTGTTTCTTTTTGTTGTTTAATTCTTCTATTAGTACAGATCTCTTCGATTCTTTCTTCTCTTCTTTTATTTGAGTTTTGATCTCTTTAATTCTATCTTGTAGTAATTGTTTTAAATCGTTTTCAAAAGATTTACCTTTACCTGCATCCAAACTAGTGTAAGACTTAATAGGGGTTGTAGAAGTTGAAAGAATACCGTTATCGACTAATTCTTGTTGTGTAGCTGTTTTCTTTTTACCTGTACCAAAACTAAATGATTTACCTTTTTGTTTGTAGTAGAAAGTTTTAGTTCCGTCTTTAGTCGTGGTAGCAATTAACTCGTTACCGTCGTTATCTACATACTCTTCATGAATAACTTTTTCGGGTCTTACTTTATCTTTTGGTTTTTCTTTTTTACCATCGACTTCTTCAAAATCTACATCTTCTATTTTCGATTCATCAATAGAAGTTTTTGTTTTTTTAGTTGGTTTTTTTGTTTTAGTTAATCCTGACTGTTTTTCTATTAATCCTGACTGTTTTTCTACTTGATCTCCTCCTAACATCTTATCGTATATGGTCTTCATTTCATCATTAAGTTTAAGATCTATTTCACTATCTTTAATACCATTATAAATATCAGTTAACCATTTTTTAAATCTCTCAAACATTTTTCTTAAATCAGAAGTAGGTGCTTTACCATCTGCTAAATATTTTTCAAAACCTCTAGCGAATTTCTCTGATGTTTCCGTAGTCCACTCTTTAGTTTTAGCCCATTGTTTAATAGCTGTTTTTTCTGATTCGTTTAAATAATGCTCGTAAACGTGTGCCATTTCGTGAAGTGGCGTAGATACGTTAGGGTCTGTTAAAGCGTAGATGATAGCTGTTCCATCCATGTTAACCATAGCAGCACCTCTAGTTTTTTCGGCATCCTTTTGAAACTTGATTACCTCTTCTATACTTACAGCATTTTCATCAAATACAACATAGTTGAATCCTCTTGCCGTATCACTTGTCGCTCCTCTTGATATGCTTTCGGCAGGGTATTTTATGCCATCGATGCCTGCTCTTAAAAGAAATAAAGATACTTCTTTGTCGCTTCCAAGTAAAAAAGATTTTTGTAATTCTTTGTAATAAGTTTCACCAGTTATGTTATTTGAAGTGTTTAAAACATTCACTCCACTTTCATTTGTGTAAGCAACTTTGGTAAGACCTTCTTTAATTGCTTGCTCTGCTATTTTTTGCTTTTGTTCTTTTGTTAACTCCTTATCCCACTCCAACCAAGTGTATTGGTCAGGTGTTTTACCTTTAAAAAGGGTTACTTCATATAAAAACCGACTATCTTTTTTGGAACTAAAACTCTCTAATGAGTTTAATAATTCAATAGCTTTTGATTTTTGTTTATTAGATGCTATCTTGCTGTTTTTGACTGCATTTATTGCATCTTGTTTTGATTTTGCTCCAAGTAAATCAAATCCAACAACATAAATAGATGGATATTCTTTCTTAACATTATCTACGTTTTTACCGTTTATATAAAATGAGTATTCTGACAAAACATTTGCATAATGTCTTGCAATGGATTCTAAATCAGTAAAGTACAAACCCCACCCAAATGCTTGTAAACCTTCTCCTGTGCCTATTTTAGATAATTGGAACTTATCAAACTGATAAGGACTTCCATGAAAAGCGTCTATTTGAAACTTAATACCTTTTGGTAAATCTTTTAAAGTGTTTTTATCCCCTTTCTTAAACTCAATCTTATCATACATTTTTTCTTTAGAAATACCTGCGCGTTTAGCCATCTGTCCAATCATTCTATCTTGAATAACGGATGATGCTAATGCTTGAACTCTATTTAGATTAAATATCTTTCGGTTTACATCATATAAACCTTTTATATTTTTTGTCTTAGTACCCGATGTTCCAGCTACTTTCTCTACTCCTTTGTTTTCTTCTTTTCCTTCATTTCTTCTCTCGCTTCTTTGAGTAGTCTCATCAAGTTGTTGTACACCTCTACTTGTTGTTTTGTTGGTTTTAAGTTGTTTTTTAACATCTCCTTTTTGTTTTAAATATTTTTTTATTATACTGATTTGCTCATTTGTTAAAACCTTATCTTCTAATTTATCAAGTGCTTCAAAAGATTCTTTAGAATCATCTAAATTCATATATCTTTTGTATGCGTCTGTAGAAGATTCTAAATCAAAATTTATCTCAATGGCTTTTTCTAATTTTTTTCTTTTGTCTTTAGATGTTTTATATTTTTCTGGGTTTCTTTCCCTGTCTTCCACGTAATCAATTATATCTTGTGGTGTTATCTCATCACCAAATTTTTGGGACATTACCTGTGCTTGTCCATCCAAAGGTATTGCTTTTTTATTGGCGTATAAAATATTGAAACTTTTATTATCTTTCCTTAGGTTATTATCTCCAGCAATACCTCCATAATCTTGAGATCTGATTCCTCTCAAGTTTTTGTGGATAAACGCGTACTTATCTCCTGTTTGTTTTTCAGTAGAGTCTAAAAGTTCTAACTCTTCCTGTAAAAGTTCTCCCTCTTCTGCGTTACGGCGGTCGGCTAACTCCAATTCAGTAATGGCACTTTCGTCAATAGCGCCAATCTCAACTGCAGTATTATAATCATCCAACATTTTTTCGTACTCCTGATCCGATAAAACATCTTCTGTTTTATTATCTACATCTGTTTCTTGATCTTTAGTAATTTCTTCATCTACTTTACTACTTCTTATTTCAGCTATTTCCTCATCTACTTTTTCAATCTCTTCATTAATTTCTTTATGAAAAGCCTTATCTTGATTTTTCTTCTTTAGCTCTAGTTCGTTACGTTTATCTACAGCCTTTAGTAAAGGGTCTAGTTTCTCTATAGGTGTATCCTCTGGTATTTTGTTTGAATACTTAGCGTAGGTTTCGATATCTTTAATAATATCGTTTGCACTACTTTCAGATATAGCACCTTCTTCTTTGAAGTTATTGATAAATTCTTTAGAAGTCTCTACATCTTGTGCAAAGTATTCAAGCATTCCGAACCTATCTTTATTGATGCTTGGAGACTTACTATTCAAAGCTGTTACTAAACCAATAGTAGAAAAAGAAAGTAATCCTGTTTCGATGATTTCCCCTTTTGTAATTTTGGTGTCTAATACGTCTTTTCCGACTTCTTCATTGACACCTTCGTTTAGTTTTTTTTGTCCTATATTTTCTCCTAATTCTTCTAATACTTGCTTACCACCTTCTGATGTCAAGTCTATACCTTTCTCTGCTGCTTTTTTAGCAAACGTTCTTTTAAACCCTTCTTTACCAAACTTAACATAGGATTCTGCTAATTCTTTTGAGAATTTTTTATCGACACCTTTTAAAGACACGCCTAACGCTTTCGTATCAGGGGATATAATAGATAATCCTGCTGTTAATAACCCAGCATTAAAAGACAAATCTAGTGCTTCCCCTATAGCTTTTTCGTCGTTTATATTGGCTTTTCTAAGTTGTGATAATGTGTCTTCATAAACAGATGACGTAACCATACCTGACTGAACAGCCATAGATGTACCTAACGCTTTAAGTTTACTAACTTTATTAGCTCCTCCTAACAAACCTTTAGTGGTAGCTAGTTGAACTGCTAAATCACCAAGTGTAGAAGCACCCATACTAATTAACCCCATGAGGCTATATGTAGTACCTTCCTCTTCTGATTGTTTTGCTTTTTCTAAAACAGTATCTCTGTCAATCCCTATTTTATCAGCAATTGATGTAATATCTTTACTTTCGTCAGTATCTATTATTCTACCTTTACTACTAACAATTAAGTTTTTACCTTTATGATTTACTTTTTTACCAGATACAACACCATAGGTTAATGAATTATGGTCTAACTCATCGTTGGTTTCTTGTATCATTCTTTGATATTCCGCTTCCCCTTCTGAACCTACTAAGTCTAAAGCGAAAGAGGTTATGTTACTTGTTGCTTTACCAATACCCCCGAAGAAATTACCGAATGTAATATCACCTAGTTTTTTGTGTAAGTCAGTAATTCCTCTCTCTTTCTTAATACCACCTAGTGTCTTTTGGTTTTTGTATTCGTCATATTCTTTTACTAACTTATCGTCGATTGCTTTTTTATAAGTGGGTAGTTTATCATTAACATATTGTTGATAACCTTTGGTAATTTTTTTAATTTCGTCTTCTACTTTTCTAGCACCTTCTAAATTGTTTGTATTGATTAACCCTAGGTATTTACCGTTTAAGTAATCCACCCTATCTTTAACATATCCTGATAAAGTATTGTTTTTAGCAACCTCTCTAATTAGTTTTTCATCTGATTCAGATTTGAAAAAATCTGTTGTGTCATCTGTGAAATAACCATCTTTGTACAATTTTTTGATTCTGTTATTACCACCTTCTATATAACCATTAAAATCTTCAAAATCTATACCGTATTGATCTAAATCACCTCCATATATTTTACTAACGGTTTCTGGTTTTTGAACACCTATATCTTCTTTCTGTTGATCAGTAAAGTTCAAAACCGTATTTTCGTAATCTATAGGTTCGTTTATAATACTTTTCTTGTACTTAAAAGTATCTCTATTAGCTAATTCTTCAAAATTCTTTTTCTGTTTTTCTACAGTAAATTTCTCATAGTCTGGTTTTTGTGTTGCTTCATAAGCAGCCAAACCTTGATAATCTTTGTCTGGTAGGTTTAATGAGTTTCTATCGAATACAGGTGTAGTTTGATCTTTGAGCTGTATTACGGTCGCTCTTTCATTGACTTCTTCTGGTGTAATGTTATAGTTTTTTACACCTTGTTTCTCATACTCTTGAATGATTTCTTTAGTCGCTCTTTCTTGTAGTTTTATAGCGTTGTTGGGATCTACGGACTCCGATGAAGAAGTAATATTTGCCGATACTGATTCTGATCCCCCACTCGGTACGGCTTGTGCTTTTTTTGACACAGGGGGTGTTAATGATTGTTGATTAAAGTATTTATCTTTAAATTCATCAAAAGATTTACTGTATAATTTAGTTTCACTAACTACGTTATATAGTTTATTTATGTTTTCTTCGTTCGAGTACTTCTCTTTAAATTCATCAAAAGATTTACTGTATAATTTAGTTTCACTAACTACGTTATATAGTTTTTCAAATTCATCCATGTCGTATTATTAATCTAAAGAGTTTATATATTCATCTGGTATATTCGGGGTTGATCTTTGTTGTGCTTTTCGATCAGGTTCATCCCTAGCCATTTGTATTTGCTTCTGTGTTAAATCTCCTTGATATTTTTCTGGAGCGTATACTGTAGATTGAGGACTAGCGTTATAAACATCGGGTAGCTTATATTGACTAAATTCATTAACAGCATAGTTTTCTAAATCTACAGATGTTTCTCCACCGAGTATCATAGATATACCAGTTAAATTACTTTTGTTTAACTTTCTGTATTCTGTTAGTTTTTTTACGGGTTTTCTTGTTGTAAATGATCCTGCAACATTTTTTGTACCTTCTTCTGCACCATCTACATCTCTACTACCTGCTCCTTGTTCAACAATCTTAGCATACCAATCTCCGTTGTTACCTCTTATTAAATCTGAAACTTTAGACTTGGGTTCTAAGTCTAAAATATCTTTGGTTTTGTTTAATATAGTAGGGGATAGTTTTAAAGACAAACCTTGTATTGTATTCTTAACAGGTATTTCTTCTAGTTTTCCTGTAGCAGTGTTCATTTGGTGCTTTGTGTCTGTTTGAACATCGAATGTTTCTACATATAACATTCCTGTTTCTTCATCGAAAATAGGGGAAATCAGTGTACCGCCGTCCTTACTATAACCAAATCCATAAGTTCTATCGTCTTTAGGTAAAGATTTTTCTTTGAAGTATTTATCATATCCTCCTTTTACACTATTATATAACGTTTCACGAACTAATTTGCGTTCATCATCGGTAAAACCGCCGTATTTAACAATAGGTTCTCCGGTCTTCATGGTAATTTGATATAAATAATCAGACATGATTTCGTCATTATCTAATTTTATATCAATAAGTCTATTAGCTTGTTCTCTTTGTCTTTCTCCCCATTGTTTTGACTCTATGGATTTATCATCGTTTACTAATCCGCTTACGTTTGTACCAACTAAATCCAATATCTCGTTAGTATCTTTCAGCATATCGTTACTTTCCATAGGTGAAAAACTACCATCTATAAGACCCACATAAGGCATATTAAATCTATTACCTTCTTCGTCTTCTGTTAACCCAACAGGTTCATAATTTTCATCAAGTTCTATGACTATTTTTCCATCTACTGTAATAGGTTTTAAAATTCTACCAAATCTATCAGCTCCTGAAACTTTACCCGCGTCGTCAGCCTTTTGGTATTCTGCAAATTTAGTACCTAGTAACTCTGTTCCAGAATTAACTAAGTTAACAGCTCGTTTTAATTTATTCATTTTCAACCTAGCATCCGCTTTATCTTCTTCTGAACCGTACATGGCAGACCTGTGTACTCTAGCGTATTCGTTAGCTACTTTTTCACCAAAACCGTATATAGCGTTGTCATAATCTCCATATTTTGAAAACTCAACAGCTATATCCTCTGGTTTAAATTTCTTACTCCATTCGTCTATCTTCTTAGCTTTAGCTGCTTGTTTTGCTGCTTTACCTGCTTTTTTTCTAGCTTGTTCTTCAAGACCTTTACCACCCCAATATTGAGTGATTTGAGGCATCTTACTGTCGTTATATGATAACTGTAAACCAGCTGCACCAGTACCTACTTTTGCCATGATTATTTTAAACTTTATTAATTATTCCATGTTAAACCTCCGTACATCTGTCCTGCTGTAGGTAACGGTTTAGTTTTTTCATAAGAAAAACCACCTTTTTTTGAGATCGTTGGGTTATTGTCTTTTTTTAAACCACCTATTCCTGCTGCAGCGGATTCAAGACCAGTAGCTATATCTGCAAAACCTCCATACTTCATATCAATACCAGTATCCATCATCTTACCTAAACCTTGTAGTTCAGTAGTTTGTCTTTGTTCAAACATATTCTGATTCATCACATCTTGACCTGCTCTCATTTCATCAATACGTCTTTGTTGCATATCTAAGTCAGCACCAATCTCACGATTCATTAATGTGTTCTCTCTTTGTACCCTACCTAAACCTCCTACAAGACCTCTAGTACCTGCTTCTCTTAGAGCATCTACACTTGTAGCTGTTGTTCTACTCATTTCTTCTCTTGCTAGATCTGCACCTAAAGTACTAACTTGTAAAGATTCGTAAGGGTTTTCTAATTCTTGCCATTCAAATTGAGACATTGCTTCTTGTTCTTTTCTTTTCATCCTACGACCTTCAAAGAACTTAGCTGCACCTGATATAGCACTTATTCCGCCAGAAATTATTCCTAACATATTAGATTATTTTATGAATTGATTATATATGTAAATATACAGAAAATTAAGGGTAACTCTTTATTATATCAGAGTTTACTGCAAATAACTCTACTTTATCGTTTTTAGTAACGTTTAAGTCCATTCTCATAGTATATCCTCTTAGGTTACCTCCTTCGTATCTGGGGTTTTTATATCCTAATATGAAATCCCCTATATTTAATCCTGCTGTAGTATCCATGGTTATTGTAGTAACCCACATTACAGTAGAGGAGTTTTGAATTGTACCTATGATGTTTTCAGAAGAACCTTGAATAATTTTGTCATCTGCTGTTAAAGAGTTACTAAACCCATTAACCACAATACTTGTAGGTGTTATAGATGTTATTTCACCGATACCATAAGTAGATTTAGAATCAAAATGTCGTGTATCTTCGTTACGTCTGGCGTAAGCAAACCAAACACCTTCTTTTTGTAAATATTCAGATTCAAATATAGAGCTATTTATAGAATTTGTAGTCATATCTATATATGCCTTAATTGATGTATCCCATTGATAATTACCCTCTAACGATACAGACTGTAGTAATTTAATTTCAGAGGGGCTATCGTTCACCATAAGACTAATACGAGAAGGGTATTGTACACCATAAAAAGTATTACGATTAACGTTATCACTATCGTGCAAATACAGATCTCCTTGATAAAAAGAATAAAGATTATTATTCATACCTATCATGTAATCAGGTTGATACGAATAGAATGAAACCCATCCTTGATTAGGGTTATTAAAAGACAATGTTTTTACACCTGTGTTTAATACGTACTCATCATCGTAAGGGTTAAATACTCCTAATTTAGGTAAAGTAAAGTTGTCTCGTGAGCTATCAATAAAATACCTTCGCATTCCGTATTTAGATATTTCAGTTAATCCGTTCAAACCTAGTCTCATAACACAACCTCTTTTAACGTCTGTGAAGTAGATGTTATTGCCATTAAACGCAAAACTTTCAGGGTTAGAGCTAATTCCATATTCGCCTGTGTACGGAACTTGTTGCCCTAATACAGATTGTATAGATGACACATTTGATGTTCCATCTGCGTTTAACAATAAGTCTTTACCATAGAGTACTTTAGATACTTTATCTTCTTGAAATACTACTAGGTCTGTGTCTCTTGAATAAATTCTTTGTATTGATCCAAATTCTTTGGTAATATCTTCTTTGAAGTTTGCTCTAGCTAAATTAAATTCGTTTAGTCCGTTGATATTAGAGTTCTCGTTATATACCTCACTATAAGTAATATCTGCTCTTCTTCTTATTTTTCTAAACTTTTCTACCGATGTTGACGAAGGTCTTAGATCAATATTTAGATTTGGTTTATTAAATACATCTAGGAAAGATATGGATTCTACACCTTCCCCCATAGCATAACAATTATAAAAATCTAATGTGTGAATAGCGTCTTGTGTTGGTGTTTGAGATTGTTCTTTACCAATATGATAACCATTTATTATATCAAATGTCTCTGATGTTTCGTAGTATATTTCTGATAGGTTTGTTTCTGGTATTGTTTCAAATACGGTTAGACCGTTAGAGTTTTCAATGGTTACTGTAACGTCTATAACTGATCTTCTACTACCTACACCTCCTCCCCCCATAGGGCTTTCAAAAGACAACGTTTTTGTTATGTTATCACCTGTGACTTCTGTTATACCCGCATTGAAAAAAATGTCCGCAGCGTCATTCTTAAAATCAGACTCGATATTACCAAAACCCACCTCTTTCTCATAAAAATCATATAGATTCTGATAATCCTCTGAAACAGGGTAAGTATTTTTTGCCGTGTATATAGCATCACTAGCTCCTCCAAATAAACCTCCGCCTTCTGCTCTTTTTCTCAGTCCGAATATTTCTATTGTGACTTTACCACCTTGATTAATAGGAAAATATTCTGTGTCATTTCTCAAACCTGTAACAGTAGCTACGGGTTGTCTTCCTCTACTATCTCTTCTGGCGGAATACTTTCTAATAAAAAACGCATCAGGGCTAAATGTGGCTGCGAAACCTAATGGTTTAACTTTAAAGTAAGTCCCTGCTGGTTCAATTATCTCTACAACATTTGGTAAATTTTCTGGACCCTCTGTTATTTGACCCGTTGTCTGATCAAAGAAATTACCATCTATGAAATTTTGTTCTTTATTGGAGATTTCTAAAACGGTTACTTTAATCGGAATCGGTAATGTTCCATTGACATCTCTTTTTACATATAATGTATCTCCCTCTCTTATTTTATCTTTGGTTGATTGTTCTAACTTATACCAAACAAAGTTACCATCTATAAAAAATTTAGTGGTAATAATGTTATCATAAAACCCCTTATTTTGTTTTACTACAAATTTATAGTTATTAGCTTCTTCTGGAGCTAATATTCCTTGTGGTATGGTAACTCTTAATTTATTTTGTAATTCTGAAAGAGACTGTGGTATATCAACAGTATTTGTGTTTGATAATAAAACTGTTGATTTTCTACCATAATCGTCTAAATATATTAATCCTACTTCTAGGTTTCGATTGGTCTTTAAAGAAGCTGTGGATGCCTCTAATAAAAAACTAGCGTCGGTAGATTCCGAAAATTCCCAATTATAAACAATAGTCTGTGGTATTGTACTGTCTGTATGTTCTTGCGAAGGTGAGTTTATAGTTAATATCGTACCAGATAAAAAATAAGTAAAAGGATTACGGGCAGTAGAATCTGTACCAACAGGAGGTTCTGAATTTTCAATAGAATCGAAAACCCTAACCATTACACCAGGGTCTAAAGGAGGAGTACCTGTTATGAAATTAAAAAACTCTGTACTAGAAGTTAAATCTGTTAAATCAGTGTAGTCTCTTTCTAAAATAAAAGAAAATGTGTATGCGAAATTTGAAGCAGAACCCTGATCATCAACATTACTAGGTAATTTACCTAACATAGTGATTCCTATATCTAACCTAGTATTCTTAACCAACGGTAAATTAGCTAAATCAATCTCGATATTTGCATCTGAATTAACTAACCTTATAGGTAACTCCTCACCTTCTATACTGTTAGAAACAATATCACAACTAAAATCAACCTTACCAACATCAAAACCCTCTTCGTAATTAGCATACATTAATCTGTTACCAATTATGTCCTGTGCTTTGGCTAGTCTGGGTACGTTGTCATAAGCTCTTAATAATTCATCGTCAGGTAAAACCCTTAGTGTTTTATCGTTGATAAAATTATACACTATATTACTATTATCAACTATATTATCCTCATCCTTAATAAAGTCTTCCACAATGTAAACATTATTAGAATTAGATTCTTTCACACAAAGCTGAACCTCTGATACATTCTTACCTCCAGAATTTAAAGTTATATTCAACGCGTTGAATGAATTACGCATCCCTCTGTTTTCAAGGGTGTCGAAGTCAATGTCTAATCCACTAGGTGAAAACGCATAGTTTGTAAAAGACGATAAAGCACTATACTCCCCATCTAAGTATTTGTATCGATATGCAAACGCTAGGAATTTATCATCTAACGAATCAATAGATGATTCAAGAGTTAGTGAAAAAGTAAACTCTGGTGCTTTTAGGGGTGGTGCTTTGATCACCGATATATCTGCTTCTGCGAACGAATCAGGTAAAGAGCCTTTGAAGCGTTCTATATTAATTACTCTTGGTGGGTTTCGGTTATCTGTCCAAAATAACAGATCATCGTTTGAGTCGTCGTTTATTAACTTATTAACACCCGTAATTAAGAAATCTTTACTAAAGTTTAATACACCATTAGGGTTTGTAGATTCTAGTAGTGTTGTTAAAGGGTCAATGTCTTTTGTTTTATCGTACTCTAATACTAAATCTTTTTCATCAGAAGTTACAAACCAATATATTTTTCTATTTGAGTTATCACCAATAGCACCAATACATTTAGCGTTAGTAAGTCCTAAATTTGTTAATTGTTCATTACCTTTTATATTCTCAACTGAACCTGCATCCGAACCATCGCTATTAGAAACCCTTATATTTTCTGCGTGCGGATACTGACCTTTAGGCACAAGACGTTCATCTACGTCTTTATTCATCTTGCTGTCTATAAAGGTATTTTTAAGTTTCATTTGGTATTCTTTTTGGATTTATACGAAACCCATTTGTTTGAAGTAAAAATCTTTAGCTACGTTATAACAATGATTTAACTTCATTAAATCATCATGTGTTTTTACGATGATGTTTTTTATATCAACGCCCTTTTTGTCATATATATACTGTCTAACCATTTGTATTTTTGGTTCTATTGACTCACCTTTCATAGTATATAAATTATATCGGTTGATCTAATAATGGTGTAATCCTCATCCTTCTCCCCAGCGTTCGCTGAAACTTTAACAATATCGCCTACTTTGACATTGTCCTGTGATGAAGATACCACTTCTAATTCTACGAATCTATTATTGGTTTTTATGACAAACCCTTCGCTTTTTTGTTTTTGTAAGTCTTTACAGACAATGTAATTGTTTAACGGTTGCATTATATTATATTTAATTTATTACTTAATCCACATGGTCGATTTTCTGAAAGACTGTAACAGTTCGTCTTTTCTTAACGTGTTGATTCTTAGTTTACATAGTCTTCTACTATTGTAATATTCTTTCCTAGACATCATTTTTTGATTCGCTGGAATGTTCCTACGATTCTTGATTAATTCGTAAGAAATGTAATTTATAATAGTGTCTTCGGCAAATTTATGAATCCTTATTTCTTTTTCTGGTATTCCTTCACTTCCAGTAAATAAACCGTCTGAAATATATTCTAGTGATATTTCTCTACCGTTTACCTCTGAACCAAACTGAATAATACCTTCTGTTTTGTTAATGTTGTACCTACCGTTTGCAAAAAGCCTACTAGCATCTACATTAGGATTAAAGCCTGTGTTACAGATGGAATATTTTCTATAATTACAACCTAAAACATTAGGATGGTAATCTTTGTTAGTTCTATCTCCTATCAATATATTCCCTTCATCATTATATAAAAATTCATATTGATGATCTTGTAAATACTCTCTAGATATATCCATTCTTTTATCTATAGCCATAGGGTGTAATTGACCCATATCGTCAATCCAACAAATCCTAACATAGTTAACAAAGTCAGGAGGTAAAGTAACCTGAAGTGTGGGGGATAACTCTAAAGATATGTGTCGTATTTCTCTTATAACATCATAATACAATTCTCTAAATCCTCTCCTTGCGTGATATAAAACTTTGAATCTAGGAACATTAGCTGTGTAGTCATCGTCATCACGAGACATCATGTAGTTATTAACTATTTCCTCTAATGTAATGTATTGATAATCACCATGTACCTCTCTGTTTTCGTAATAATCGATAGATGGTTTTAGTAAATCTTGGTTGTTTAGTTTCATGCGTCTCTACCGTTAATTTGATCTTTCCTTGTCATCTTGTCTTTTAAAGTTTCTGCTACGTTAATGACATCGGCTTCCCTTAGGTTTATTCCGAAATATGATAACATTCTCAGAACTATATTTGTAAATTCTGATTCGTGTAGTTCAAAATCTTGATAACTAGGGTTTGCTGGGTTAAAAACAGGGTCTCCGCTACTTAACTCAAAATAAGTCCAATTGGGTTGTTTCGGTGTTCTTATATATCTTATTTGTATTTCGTCAATAGTATCTGGTGATACTAAAATATTATTAGAGTATCTTTCGTAAATAGGGAATTGTTCTGTACTTCCTGCTTCTGATATAGATAAATAAGCCATTTGACTTCTTTCTACTTCTTCTATAACTCTGTTTACTAATCCATTAGTTTCTGTAGAACTTATTGATGTAACACCGTCGTCCTCCAAAAAGAAAAGATTTTCTGGTAGTAAAAAAGAATTACCTGTTTTAATTATTGTAGCTATCTCTGAAAACTGATTGATCCTTTGGCGTTCATTGAATGCTAGGTTACTATATCCTCTACTTGTAGAGTTACTGTTTTTCTTTAGTTTATCTTTGTTCTCATCTCCAAAATACCCTCTAAATATTTCTTGCTGAACATTATTAGCCACCAAGTTAAATTCAGTAGGGTTAATATAACCTTGATTTTCCTTGTTTATAATTGTTAGTAATGTTTTGTATATAGTATCTAACATTTATCTATTATTTAGTAAATACAAATATACTAAATAAATACGATTGACTGATTATAACGATTTTAAATAAAAAACCCCTAGAAATAAATCTAAGGGTTTAGTTTATCTACTAACTAAGTTTATTTGGTTTTTTTTGTAGTTAGTCGTCTAGTGATTTCCTCTGCTACTAGTAAACCATCGTCTGTAGTAAGGTATTCTGTGAAGAACTCTACTACGTCTATGCTTCTTGGTGCTGTTGCGATAACTGTTTTATCTTTACTCCACAATATTGATTTTCCATTAGGGCTTTTTCTAATAACTCCCTCTCTCAATGCTCTAAGTATTTGATATTTAGTTAAAATGTAGTCATCTTCAAACATAGTTACGTGTCCATTTTCATCAACAAACCTGCTTACATCGTATTCGATTTCGTTGTATAGTACAGACTTTAACTCTTCAATACCCATTTTATTAGCTTGCTCAACAGAACCTTTTAGTACAGATACAACAGCTTTGAGTTTATGAATACCATTTTTATCTTTAGAAGTTTCTCTAACAGCAACTTTGGCATCCATTACCAACTCTTCATTCTCCATACTTTCTTTAGCTTCCATCTCATCGTTTACTTCCTCAAACAATAAACCATTTGAAGGGTGATGGTCTAAAAACTCTTGTGTAATTTGTCTATGAGCAGGTACTTCTAAATAACCTTTTCTAAACACAATTGTTTCAACTAGTGCGAAGTTATCTTGTTCATCCACGAAAATAGATCGTTGGTTAGGACAATGACGAATTGCTCTACTTACTTGCTCTTTTTCATTTGTGTAAATAAGGTTTCCTTTTTTTCCTACTTTGATGGTGAATGTTTCACCTGATCTGTTGTCTTTAAGACGGTAAGTTTTAGCCGTCCAAACTTTTTTTAACTTGGTCATTTTAATAATATTTAATTTTAATTAATGTGTAAAAAGAATGGGAGGTTTCATGCTCCCATTCAGTGTTTTATTTGAAAGTTATTATGCTCCTTCAAAAAGCATAAAGTTGTTAGCACCTACAGTGTTAAGCATTCTTTCGGATAAGTGGTGTTCTTTCATTACATCACTTCCATCAGTAGGTGTTCCACCGTAAACAGAACCTGTGATCCAAGTTTTGTATTTTCTGTTTTCTACCTCTGATGCACGATACATACATTGTAAGAAAGGAGTAGTGATTTTGCTACCTGCTCCGTTACCGTTATATGAACCTTCGTAAACTTCTTTAGTTCCAACAGGAATAAGTACACCTCTAATTTTAGATGCAGGATCTACAGCACCCATAGTAGTAGGATCGTTAAACAATTTTGAATCTGTTTTGAAGAAGTTATAAGTTCCTCTAGTAAATCCTTTAAATCCTAGATTTACAGACATATCCTTATCGTTATCAAAAATACCGTAAGAAATACCTCCACTGTAACCAGCATTCAAAGCACCTAACATATTATCAATAGCCAAGGACTGATCTCTATCTACGTAGAACATATAATCTTGGATCTTACCTTGTGCGTCGAATCGTCTAACGATATCATCAAAGTCAGTAATATCATCAGCAAGACCTTGGAAAGAGTTACCTCTCGTTTTAATAGCTTCAAAAAGACCTTCTGTACCCGTAGTACCATTAGCCTCTGCTGCTGATCCAGTTTCTGCTGCTTCTCCGTTCAACATTGAAAGTTCCATTCGGTCTTCCCAACGTCTTCGTGTGTTTCTTTGGTCATGTAAAAACCATAGGTAACCACCATCTGGGTGATTTATCCAGCATATTTGTGCGGTATCAGAACCATTTACCTTAAAGGTATCTCTCAAAATGATTGGTTTGTTTTCTAAGATTGTAAAATCTGTAGAAAGACTACCGTTCATTTCATCACTACCTTTTCCAAATTCAGAACCGTCCACAAATGCTACAATATCAGCAGCACCCAATGCAGCAAAACCTGCGTTTTTGTAAGCTTCTACTGTAAAAGTATTAGCATCAACAGCTGAAATCACACCACGTCTTTTGATAGCGGCTGCCGCACCTGTACCAGACAAATGAACAGTTTCACCAACTCTAAATACGTGATTGGCTTTAGTAAATACATTGTTTACTCTAGTTACATCTGTGTAAACAGTGTGTAGTCTTCCTTCTTCTGACCAGATAAATTTATCTGAAGCCATAGAGGATTCTGCTTGTAGCATATATAGCATACCAGCAATGGATTGTGAACCATAGATTCTCTTTAGTTCATCGTGTTTTTCTGCATCGTACTGATTTGAATAATCAAATTCGGAGATGTAGTTAGTTGCTAACGGAACTTTCTGTGAAGAAGGCTGCACGTTATAGGTTGGTGTTGCGTTTAAAGGCATTTTAAAAAATTATTTATTTGTTAAACTTTACAGACATTCTTGATCCGCCCAAACCTTTTGGTTCGTTTTCGTAAATCGGTTTCTTCTTGCCTGTGCTTTGTTGAGCATTCATATTATTACTCTGATCTATAGTAGTATTCTTTGCATCTTTTATTACTTGGTCTTTACCTGCACTAAGTCCTTGTTCATAAGCTAGTTTAACAATATTGTCAAAGTTCTTAATCTTAATAGAGTCTTTCACAACTTCTTGATGATTTGTACTACCATCTTGGTTTATCCAGTGTGGCATTTCCTGAATAAAATCAGGTAATGTTTTTCTATCCTCTGGAGATACTTTGTAGTCGATTTTAAAATCATCTGCTAAACTTAAAGAGAGAGATTCTACAGTGTTGGTAGCGTTAACGATACCTTTAGTGTAGTTTTCTTGATGCTCTTTATTTGCTTGAATCTGCTTTTTTATTTCTTTAGCAAATTCTACTTGCTCTTTGATTTCTGGAGATAAAATATTTTCGTTAGGTTTCCCTAAGTCTCCTTTCATCTGTTCTAGTGCTTGGCGACCTTTAGTAGCATATTTTTTCAGTTCTAGGTTTTTTCTAGCTACTTCTATATCTAAATCATCTTCGTCTGAAATGAATTTAGTTGATAGTTCTAGCTCGATGTCTTCTTTAGATAAAGTCGGATATTCTAATTTGAGAGCCTCTCTCGCAATATCAATATCGCTTACACTAGAGTAGTCCTTGTTAAACTTGAAAAAATCTTCAATCGGTCTCCCTGTTTTTTCTTTCCATTCATTCAACGCCTTTACCTGTGGGTCAATATTTACCTCTTTAGGTTTCAAGTCTTCCAAACTATTTAATTCCATTCCTAGCTTATCGCTTAGGTGTTTTAATAGTTCTTCTTCCTTTGGGTTGAAAGATTGTGGTTGAGTAACTTGGTTAACCGATTCGGATGTCAAAGAACTTTCTGGTTCTGTTTTTGTTTCTGTAACTACTTGTGGTTCTGTTTGTTTAGTAATACTCTCACTAGGTTCAACAGGAATTTCTGTAGTATTTTCAGAAACTTCTTTGTTTGTTTCAATATTTTGTTCTACATTTGTAGCATCTGCGTTAGCATTTGGTACATTGTCTGTTTGTTCGTTATTTTCTTTTGCGAACGATCTAACTTTCAATTGCATTTTATTTATATTTTAATTATCTATTTTGCAAATATATAGTTAATATAAGTACGTGCGTTTTTAGATAATTATCGAAATTATATTACTATTTGTATCAACTAGGTTCAAAATCTCCTAAGTCAGCTCCTCCGGTAATCGTATCTTCTGATGATTCGAACTTTTGAGCTGGTAAGTTATAATTTCTTTGCTCAATCATTTTAGATGCTTGTGAGTTATTATCAGCTTGTCTTTTATCTTTACGGTCTTCTTTATATTTTTCTTTTTCTACGTCTTTTAATTTCATTTGACCTTGTAGAGCCATATTATAGTTAAACTCTTTCTCCATTAATTGAGACTTAACTTGGGCTTCTTTCTCTAACTCTGCCATCTTTGCATCTGACTTGGCTTTAACAACTGCTAAATCGGATTGTATTTTGATCTGTGCTTTTTGTTGTTCTGCTTGTGCAGAAGCCATTATCGATCTTTCTTGTGTTTCTGCTTTCATTTGCTCCATCTGCATTGCTTCTTCTTTTCTTGATTTCTCTCTTCTTATTCTCCTAGTTTTCAAAAGCTCATTCGCTAATTTTGTGTTATTGATATTTCTAACATCAATTGCATCATCTAATGTTATTAAATCTTTAGCTAGTGCTTGATTAATATTTGACTCTAAATATTGTTTTTCTTGTGTGTCTGGTTTAAGTATTATGTTTACACCTATGTCATGTAGATGGTATTTTTTCAAAGCTTCTAAGCTCCTCATGTTAATCTTACCTACAGCATTGGTGTAAATTTCTTTGAGTTCAGAATACTCAAATATATCAGATAATCTTAGACTAAGTGCTTCCCCTAGTCTTTCGGTGATATTTAACATACCATCTAAAATATGTCTAGTGGCTGTATTTGAGTTTAACGCTACTTGTTCTTGTACGCCCACCAACGTGTCAGGGTGTGGCATACTCGCATCAGCACCTTGTGGAATACCTATAGAGTCTCTTACAAGATTCATGTAGTGGTTATAAAGGTTAATTAGTCTATCTAAGCCATCTACTACACCATTTTTAAGTTCTTGTATGGGTTGTCTTCCATGATTAAAGTCACCTTCCTGTGTAACTGAACTACCTAGTACATTACCTGTCTCATCATAAATCCTCATAATTTCCATAGGGTCTAATGATCCAGAATCACCTATTGTGATTTCATTAAGTCCTGCTACATCGATGTAAACACCGTTAGGTCTTGCTTTAGCTACAATTTGTTGTATTTTTATATGAATCTGTTGCATTTGATCCACATAAGGTATAATACGTTCTAGTAAGCTCTTTGTTCTGTTTTGATATAGTTCAGGAGCGAAAAACAAATAATTAGGCATTGTTTTATTCAATAAACCTTTTGGTCTAATCATGTTTTCACATAACTTATAATTGAATATTTTATTTGTTCCTAACACCAATGCTCCTTCATACCATACATCAATCATTTTCTTTACCGCTTCATATCCATCGTATTCTTTATTCTTTTTTTCAAATGTGCTCTGTTTCTTTGTCATTTTGTACCCACCATTCTTAGTATATTTTTTCTTGTAAGAAAGTGCGTTGGTACTTTTAAAATTAAAGAATAGTACATCCACTATGAAGTTAGATAAATCATCATCTTCGAAGCTATTGTTCGATGTATTAGATCTATGATAACTGTTCCAGCTCGAAGTCATTTTAGCCATGTCTTCAAGCTCATCTTTGGTAAACTTGTTATTAGATATTCGTTGTAACTCCATGATGGTCATTCTCTTAACCTCACCGTAGTAATGGACATCTTTGAAGTCTCTATGTAAAGGATAAGAATATACTGTGTTTGCTGGGTCAACATATTCTATACATATGCCTTTAGACCTATCTGTTTTGTGTTTTATAGCACCTAACCCTATTTCGGTTATATCCTTAATAACGTCACTCTGTATGTCTGAATAGTCGTTACATTCCAGCGTGAAACTCAATGCTTCTTCTGTCGCTATTTCAATAGCTGGTTTGTATTTCAGCTTCATGTGTAGATCGATCTCCTCCTGTGTTTGAGGATAGTCTTCAAAACCAATAGGTTGTAAATCTACACCTAGTTCTTTTTTAACTAAGTCTGTAATAGGTCGTGAGTAAACTAAATCTTCTAGTTTTTCTTTTTGTTTGTTTTTTAAATCGGTTGAAAATTTATCTGTAGCTTCTGCTTTTATATCAAACAATCTCTCGCTCATTTGATTTACAATCAGATTAACAAACTTAGGAATTACTTGAATAGGTCTCAAATCATAGTTTGTATATGATGTATTTTCTCCAATATTAAGTAAGTCTCTGTATGGTTGAGTGCTTTGTTCTCCTCTACCGTATAACCTTAGGTTGTGGTAACGATCCCTTTTGTCGTAATACAAACACTTTCCTGCACTAGAACTTTCTGGTCTATAAAACCATTCCTGCTCAATGTATTTACCCATTTGTAATCCGTAGGATTCTTTGTTTTTTTCTTCATCTGATGCTAAAGGATCTGGTAGTCCTCCGAATGAAAAAATGTCTTCTTTTTTTAATGACATATTATTTTATCATTTATATTTCCAAATATATCCGCCTGCTGTCTTTCGTCTTCCTTTACAAACATCTATTATATGACTATGATCTACTCCTTTTATTCTTGACGCTAATCTTATAGTATCGTAAGTATTTATATAAGAGATATTTCGATCAAAACATTCTACCTTTTTACATAGTCTCGGTATAACCCCTCCATCTCCTCCGTCTGTTATATTACAAAGTGTTCCCCCCTCTGAAATTTTTTTATATTGCTTAATTAATTTTTTTTCTAGTAAGCAAGCGTCTTCTCTTTTTTCAAAAGTGCCAATAATTTCTACAACAACTGTTGTTTTTCTGACAATGTTCCTCCAATAAGGGTTTCTACTTTTGGTTGATATAGATCTATTTTTAAGTTGACCAATACCTACGTAAAATATATTACCTGTATCTAATCGCCTATGTTGATAAACACACGTCATATTAATCTACCGATATTACCTGTGTTATCGTACTTTTTAATATAAGAGCTAATATCTATCTTCTTCTTATGTTTTTCTTTATCTCCTTTATACTTAAACTCCATACAAGCCATAATTGCTAAACCACTAGATATAGTAGCGTCAAAATCTGTTCTTTTGTCTGGATCGAAAGCTAGCCAATCTTTTAATGTTTCTTCAAAAGGCATATCACCCATGTCTCCGTTATTTCTAACTTTATTAATGTCGTCATTATAAACACCAACATAATTTTGAATCCATGTACCTATAGCAGATATATGAGAGTCTAGTATATCTTTACCTGCCATCATTTGTCCACCATACTTTATTTCGTCAGGGTTTAATTTATGTTTTGGTCTGTCTAACCTATTCATACAAAAACCTCTATAACCTCTATTAAGCATATGTCTTAGTAAATCTTTCTTGTTGCTTTCCACAAGAATAGGTGATCCATAAAACCTAACACACTTGATTGCATCTTCAAAAAATATTGTTTCGTCTGGGGGTCTTGCTATATACTCCACAACAAACTTATTATTAGGTGCATTACCTTCTGACAAAAGTAATGTTTTACCGTGTATGCCCCCTTTTGAACCTTTACCGTGTGTTGATTTGTACGAAAACGGGTCGGCACCAAACCTTACTAAATCTTTGTTATTTGGATAAAAATAACCATTGTGTTCTCTAACGTTGTTTCTAAAGTGTAGTGTACCATCTACTTCGGAAGGTAACCATGATATTTTAAACCTACCCGAACTATTGGGGTGAAATACCACGTCTGAATCTATACCATCAGACCAATCAAAATTACCAACTGTATATTTCTCTGTATCTGGTAAAGATTTATTATATTCTAATTGTTCGTATATTTTAGTAATATTAAAAGGACTGTTGCTTGCTTCATCTCTGAATGCGTGTTCGATAGTTCTAGGATACGCTCTAAATTGTTCATTTAGAGATATGTCATTTTGTTTTTTCTTTTGTTTTTCCTCTGATAAAAGATGATCAACAGAGCCAGATTTTATTTCTACACCTTTTGCGTTAAGTGTTTTGTTCTTAGGTTTGGTTTTATGACAAACACCATATATATCTGTATATGCTTCCATATTGTCCTGAGCAGGTAAAAAATAACTATACAAACCCGAACTTGTCATTTGTGTAATTTTATTTCTTTCTCTTACATTAGATGATTCATATATTTCTTTAAATTGTTCTCCTCCTTTTTTCATACCCCCTACCGTAGAACCAATGAATGCTTTTCCTACAACGTTACCTCCTTGTAACATAGTAGGAGTTATTTGACCCAAGTGACTTAGGTAATCATGTGGCTTTTCCCATTTTCCAGCTTCATCCCCAAGATACATAAACATGGCTTGACCATCATAAGAATCGTTAGTAGTTGGCTGATAATCAACTAAATTATTAAGGAACAAGTCAGTATTACTCTCTCTTTTTTTCTTAGCTTCTTTTGAGCTATCGGCAGGCATAGAAAACTCAAACATGTTAGGAGAATCTAACTTACCTTTGATCAAAGGGAGAAAAAAGAATGGTAGGTTTAATAACATATACCTATACTTTAAAAACGCTTTGGATGCATCGGTATTGGACTTAGAAGTCATTCCGAAGTTGTTATTCCTAGTGGACGTAGAACTATTCAGCATGATAGCGAGAACTGAAAAAGTAAACCCTGTACGTCTGGATTTGACAAATAGTTGTCCTAGACACCTACTATCGACAATACAGGCTTCTAGGTGGTAAAACATATTCAGTTGTGCGTATCTGAAATCCATGTACGTACCTGTATCTAACATCTTGCACCATTGTAATGCAAAGTAATGATTACCAGTTAGGTAAACAGGTTCTCCGTTATTATAAAACCAAACACCTTCTTTTCTTCTTCTATACTCTTCTTTTATGTAATCAATCCATTGCTCTTTGTTATCATTACTTATCTTAGGTACTTCTAGTCTTTGCCAAAACTGTTTCTCTTTTGGTTTTTTATAAAAAAGAATATCTGATTTCTTTTTAGGTAATGTGGGTAGTTGAATGTTTAAATTATGAATGGTGATTATATTACCTTTTGTAGAAAAAGGACATATTCTCACGGCGTCTTTTTCTTCATTGTACCAATTTTTATGATAATCATTTAAAGGGATAAGTTCACCTCTGGCAAATTTTTCAGGGAAACCTACTTCAAACTCCGATTCTGTAAACGTAAGGTCGTCAGATTCTATTTTTCCTTTTAATTCATCTATAGAAGAGGATAAATCAAATATAGATTCTAAGATAATAGGTTTTGCTTTGATTGCAGCGTCATGTTTATGTGCGTCTAACTCATCAAAATCTATATTTACAGATAATGCTATTCTTAATGTTTTAAGTGCTGATTCTCCTGCTTTAATAACACTGTTGATGTATTTACGAATAGTTTCTTTACTAGGGGCATTGGGAGATCCTATCCATTTGTCTAGTATTTTCTTAGCAGAATTAAAAGAAGATGTTTTAGATTCCATAATCTTTTTCATCTTCTCTGGTTCTAATTCTTTTACATAGTCTGCTATATCAGAAGCCTTTTGAGATTTATTAGTTCCATCAGAAGAAAAGAAATTATAATTAAGACCTTCAATAATAGTATTTAATGCTAACTCTATTTCTTTTGATAATCCTTTCATTTCTTCACTAATATATCTGTTGTTTTCATTTTATAGTACATGTCTCCATCTATAGTAAACTCATACTCGCTATACTTACGAAAAAATACCCTATCTCCCTTTTTAACACCTTGTTCTCTAAGACTATTGTTAGTAAACCACAAAATACCTTGTTGATTTACATTACCTTTATAACTACATTCGGAAAGTGATAATTGAAACTCACCTTCTAATTCTTTTTTAATTGGTTTTACAAAACAAAAAGGATCAATAGCTTCCCAACCATTACCTGAATCATACATGAATATTTCAGTTAATGGTACAAAGTATTTATTGTTTTCTATGAAAAAATTACTATCTAATCTTTCACCTTTGATTCCGTTTCTTAATCTGAAAATATTATGATGAGCTATTATTTTATCACCTTTTTTTAGTATCGTATAATCTGGTGCTTCTGCAACGGTAGCTACACGATTAATATAATCCACGTTTTCTATCGTAGAGTTTACTATAAAAGAACTACCATCTGATAATTCTACTTCGTTTAAATAAGGTGTGTCTAATTCTACGATAATATAATTTATACTTCTCATTCAAAATTTATATTATTTTCAATAACAACAGGCATATCTTTGATAGTCTTCCAGAACACAACTGCATCTTCATCGCGTAAGTAAATATCATAAGCGTATGAGCCTTCTTTCAGTAAATCTTCATTGATAGATATCTCGTGGACGGTGTATTCTTTGTACTGTAACCTTATTTTTTTACCTACTTGGAAGTGTATAGAACTATTAGGGTAGTCTTTACCAACCGATATTTTTCTTATATCGTTCATTTTATTTGATTTATGGTTTATGATCTACTTAGAACCTAGTAAAGTGTCCCCTTTGATGTCTTTGATCTTCTTTGTTCTTCCTGATACTCTACTAATAGTGTATGTTGCGAACAACACGGCATAAACCCAATAAGGTACGTCTATCCAATTAATGTCGCTAATTCCTCCTAGTACAGCAAGAGCTGTAACGATAAGATCTTTTAATGTAATCATGATTTATTTAATTTAAAGTTTATATTTATTTTTAATGATATATCCAATTCGTTCCGTCAAAGAAAACTAAAGCTGTGTCAGATCCACCGCCAGAAGCTGTTGCTCTATATGAGATAAAATTAGCATCTGTTACGTATGCAACATCTCCACGTACTCCTGTTGGTAGTGTCGTTACTGTATATGCGTTTGATACGTTGTTTACACCTTTATTATAAGTTCTTACGTTTGATGTATTACCTAAAGTAATTGTGTTAGAGCCGTTCCCTACTGCGTTGTATCCGATAACTACTTCGTTAGTTCCTCCGTTAGCTAATGGTTTGGTGTTATTACCTAGGAATATTGATTGGTTAGCGCTAGTTAAGTTTACTAACAAACTATCTTGACGAGCAGCATTAGCACCTATACTTATGTTATTACTACCAGTTGTAAAAAAGTCTGAGGATTGAAAACCTAAAAAGGTATTATTATTACCATCTACATTATTTAATCCAGAATTACCTCCATAAAAAGTATTAAACTGTCCCGATGTATTACTAGAACCTGAAAAATAACCATAAAAAGAGTTAAAAAAACCACCTATATTATCCTTACCTGCTTTACTTCCAAAAAAACTATTATTGTTTCCTATTGTGTTATTAGTTCCCGATAAATCACCAAAAAAACTATTACCACTTCCTGTAGTATTATCGCTTCCTGAGCTAGTACCAAAGAAAGAGTTATTATTCCCTGTACTATTTACTACACCTGTCCTGAATCCAAAAAAACTACAACTAAAACTTGTAGGTGTACCAGAATCAAAACCAAAGAAAGTATTACCTACGGTTCCTGTTTTACCACTATTCCAAACACTACCGTTATTATCAACCTTTAGAGAAATTTCTCCTGTTTGTAATTCTGTTTGAAGAATTAAATCGGTAACAGTTACGCTATTAGACTTAATATGGAGATCTGCGTCTGGAGTTGTAGAAACAGCTAAACCAATCCCTACGTTACCCCCGTTATGATTAATATCTGTACTAGATTGATTAGCGGGTGTTCCGTCGATATTATCCCAAGGGTTTAATAGAGATGCTAAACTTTCGTTTCCATTAAATCCGCTACCTACTCCTGTGAATTCAAGGTTATTCGTAGAGGTATTAAAATTTACATTGGATATATAGTTGTTGTTATCTAAAGAACTCAAATCGACAGATGACCCAAAAGCATTACCAACTCCTGTAAAGTTCAAATTACTACCATCAAAAGCTACATTAGAAACATAGTCAGTTGATCCAGCACCAGAAGCACCGTTTACTGCGAAAGTAGAGGTGTATATTTGACCTTCTGTTAAAGATCCTTTTTGAAGTGAACCTATGGGTGTTACTGTTACGTTAAACGTGTCGGTGGTGGGATTAGTTACTGCTACAGGTTTGAAAAATCCAAAGTTATCTTCTGTTCCGTCGGTAATGTTAAAAACGATATTGCTTTCATTACCTGTAATAGAAGTAAAAAAATCAGAGATGTCTTTACCTTCACTGTTTACTTTATTAAAGGTTAGTGAAGTAATGTTTTCTATTTGTTCATCTGATCCCGTTATTGTAAAGTAAGCGGGGTTGGTATTTACGTCAACAGTGTTACTGTATCTGTAACCATAGTTAAAAGAATCTGTATTTTCAGTCGGAACGAGAGAAATTATATCTCCGATCTTATAATTCTTAGTTTTTAGATACTTTCCATCTGGACTAATCTCTGCATCAGAACCGATTAAGAAGTCTTCTACTGTTACGTTAGTATCAAAAGGGTATCTATTCGTGTTATTTATTCTTGCCATTATTTAATGATTTTGAAATGTTTGGTGTATCCTAACCATACTCTGTTATCTGTGTCATAAGCAATACTTATTTCGTGTCCTTTTCTATTGGTTATAGATAATTCTGGTTTAAAGATTAATTGATTGCTTGTAGGTGTAGGTATAGATGTCTCTAGTCCTAAACCTAATGATAATGTTGGTAATCGTTTAACTACCTCTGGTTTGTATTCAAAATCAAAAGATTTTATCTTGTAATCGACAGAGTAGTCTAGTAATTTACCTTGTGTAGTAGCTTTACCTTTTATATTTATGGTGTCGTTATCTACTAGCGTTTTCTCGTATTTGTTAATCTTTATCGCTTCTAAGTATTTTTTGTATTTAGCTAAGGAATCGTTTAATTTTTCATATTCCTCTTTTAATTTTTTATCTACTGTATATTGTTCTTTTTTATCATGAGAATAAACAGGGTAAGGGATATATTCTTTAACTATCTCTTTACCTGTACTACCTTGTTTTTCTTCTATGGTAATTGTTTTTTCTTCGACCTCTTCTTCGAAAGAAGGTTTTATGAACTTGTCCCATAACAGTATAGAAAAAATAACAAACAAAAAAATACTCGTACTGTTTAACTTTTTTAGATTTACCATCTCTTTTTGACTTTTCTATTATCGTAATGAACAAAGTTTGAATACACCCCTAAACCTCCTTCTGTCATAGAATCTTGATCAATTAAAAACTCGATAGCTTCCTTAATATCGTTTGTTGATACTTCCTCTATGTGAAAATCCGCAGCCTTACCCAAAACATGAAAACTATTACCTGTTCTGCCTTGCATTATCTCCCAAAATGTTGGTCGATACCCTATGTTTATAATAATCGGAAAACATATATAATAACTTAACATTTGAAGGTTTTTAGCTAACCCTATAATATTAGGTAGTAACCATTCTTTATTTCTCTCAAACTCTTCTAAAACACGCTGTTGTGAAACGTCATCATAAAAACGAGAGTATAAAAACTCAGAAAGTTTAAAATTTTCTGTGAGTCTTGTTTCGTACTTCATTTTTTTATTTTAAATTTGGTGTCTAAATAGGATCTAACAAAGTCAGATAACCCTTTTATGATTTCTTCTAATTCGTCGAGAATAATTTTACTAAACGTCCCAGATATACTGCATATAATATATATGACTTCTGGTTTATCTATCTTAAAGTATTCTTCGGCTAATATCCCAAAACTAAAACCTACAAAAATAGAAATGATAACAGATCCGATGATTTCTTTAAAACTCATTTTAAACCTAAAAACCCTCATTATAGCACCCATAGAACCTCCAGAAATATAAATAACATAGGGTTTTAAAAATTCAAAAATAGTATCGAAAAATTCCTTTAGTTGTAACATACTAATTTTTCACTGATTGTTTCTCTAGGGTATTTTTAAGATTATTAATACATTCGCCTTCACTGCTAATACCATTTGGAAAAAACAAATTATACAACTTATCCATTTTATTTATGAATACAAATATACTCTTAAACAAGTTATATACCTTTTTGAGTATGATTACGATAAGAGATAACAAAAAAACACAGGATAAAAAAACTTTAATTTCCATTTTTAAAAGATTTGGTTAATGAATATATGATTATAGATATAATTACGAGGTTAAAATACCCTATAGTTACGTCTAAATATTCATCACAATAACCAAATATAGACCACATTAACAAAAGGGATGTCTTTATACACACCAAACCTATAGTGTATTTAGTTAATCTACAGAGTTTTAAGATATGTGCGTATATGAAAAAACCGACTTCTTTAATGAGTATGTCGGTATAATTCAGAACAAAGAAAAGATAAAAATAACTATCTTCTGAAATGGAATGTGTTAATATGTCGGAGAATAAAGAGAGGAATAACGGCACGAAAAAAACGAATTTTAGTACCGTTATTAGAAGTTTTTTGTTCATTATTTCCTCTTAGAGGAACATCTGCTTTTTTTAGTCGCAGACTTTTTTGGTGGTGTTACACCTGTTTTTGATTTTGGGTAAGTAGTTGATTTTGATGGTTTTGAATGTTTCATTTGTTTTTATTTTTTGATGATTAATTTTAAATTTTTATCGTCCTTTTCATCTTCTTCTATCGATTTTATTACATGATTTCGATCCAAGAAATTCAAGAATTTCGACAACCATTTTCCTAGTGTTGTGAGGGTTTTTCGTTGTTTGTTTTTGCCTAAAACACTAGATATGGTTTCATCTGGATTACCGAATTTATAAGAGTTTTTTTTGTACTTTATGAGTGTTAAGTTAAATAACTCGGAGCAGACAACGTTTCCTAGCTGATCTATTGAATAAGCGATCTTAAATAGGTAGTTACCGATGTTAGTAACCGCTTGTGAGAATTTCCTCCTGAAAAAAGCTACGAATAAAACAACTACAATAGAAGGTAAAAGAAGGAAACGTAATATAATGATTGCTATATATAATAACAAAACATTAATTATAAAGGTCAGTATTATTTTTAAAAAATCCACTGTTTTAATATTGTAAATCCATGATATAGTAAAATCGAAGCCCATCCAGTGTAAATAGTGTAAGCTGCGTCTTTTCTATCAGGAGTACCTTTTTTAGATATTTTATCATATAGTTCTTTCCCCACACCTGCTAGGAAAACTAATACTACCGATGCACCTACGTATAAGTCTTGTATTCCACCTAAATCTTTAATAATTAAGTAGGTTATCAGACCTATATAAGATCCTACTATTGCGTGTAGTTTTTTATCAATTGGTAAATTTTTCATGTTTATTATTTTTATGTTATTATTTACTTTCTCCCTAGATTTTCCCTAACGAAACTAACAAATCCATTTTTAGTGAATGGTGTGTTAGTTGAATCCACACAGTGTTCTAAATCCGATTTGAATAAAACAATGTTTTTATCTGGGTATTGTAAATCGTGTAGTACTACAATATCATTAGACAAATATTTACTATTGTAGTAAATATGTTGTTTAGGTCTATCCAAAACAAGATTTGAACCTTCTGTTATGAGAAGTGAATTATTTTCTATTTCGAACTTATAAGTCATGGTGTTTTAATTACCTGTATAGTTATATGGCTGGCAAGTATCACCACTAAAATAACCTTTAGAAATAGTGTCTTGAAGGAGCACCGCTTCTAGTATTTTTTTGAACTCCGCTGTGTAACTTTCCGATGGCTCAATAGGGTCGTTAAAACTTGAGAAAAAAGCATCAAGCTCTGCATTTGTATAAAACAAGGGAACTGTACTCATGTGATCTTTTGCTAAAACTAGACTTTCATTCCCTTCCTCATCTACTACTAATGCGTAAGTATAAACATACACAATAGCACCTTTGGAAGTTGGTCTATACCCTTCGTTTTTAATTGCCCTTACAAACCTTGTATTTTTGTTTTCAAGTGAGTTAAAAGCATGTTCATTGTCTGTTATAATTGATGCTAACATTTTTTATTGATTTATTTGTTTATTAATATGCGAGAACCCACCCTGTTGATTTGTTTACATAAACCCCCTCTGTACCGTCTGTTTGATATACTTCGTCTCCTATTTCTGGGCTTGCTATTGCAAGTCTTTGAGCTTCGGTCATTCTTGGTCTTGGTCTTGCTCCTTTATCATCGCTTTCAACTACAAACGCTGTGTTAGCGGTCGCTGATGCAAAAGAAAAAATAGGGTCTCCACCCCCAGTTGTTCCTGTTTGTTTTCTGCCAATACCTAAACCAAACTCATTAATTAAAACTTGTTGTATTGAATTTTTACTAAAACCAATATTATTACCGCTTGTGAAATAAATATTAGGAGCTCCAGCAGAAACTCCTAGTGAAATATTAGGAAAAAATGGGCTACCTATTTGATTAAACTGTAGACGTTGTCCTCTAATAGCTCCAAACCCACCTTTCATATCAAAAACGCCAGATCCGTCTAATCTTGCTATTTCAACCCCTCCTGCTCTCCAAATTTGAATGACTTGACCAAATCCAAGAGTGTTTTCTGCGAGTAATGCAGCAGAGGAGGTGTAACTTTTTAAAAAAGTTGTTCCGTTACTATTAGTTCTAACAATTTCATTACCCGCATCATCCGTTACATCAAACAAATCCTGCCCCGGGCTTGTACCTATTACTGAAAGTTTAGCGGTGGGGGTGTCAGGGCTACCTATACTTATATCATTAGTAGTCGTGTTACCTATATCAGATACATTCTGTAAGGTTAAATCGCTTTGTGTTGCTATATCTCCTGCAATACCTCCCCATTCAGCACCTCCGCACTCAATCCCTAGATTTTCTCTAGCGAATGTTTGAAAAGAGTTTACTGTAAAAGGTGTATCTGTGCTATCAACAGCAAACTCAATCCTAATATTCTCATCTATGATGTTTCTATGAGGGAGTTGTGTGTCGTGTAGTACGATCCTATTTTCGTTGGTTAAATACTTTTCGTTATAGTAAACAAGTCTCTTAGGTTTGTCTAAGACTATCTCTCCGGTATCTGTATTGGTGATGACTAATATACAGTCATTCAATATTTCAAATTTATAAGTCATTGAATAATCTTTATATTTACAAATATAAATACAAAGATCATTGATCACTTTTTAGATAAAAATGAAATGGGTAAAAGTACTAAATATTATCAGGAGAATCCTAAGGCTCGTAAGAAAAAGGCTCAAACAGATAAAAAGATTAACGCACGTCCTGAACAAATAAAAAAAAGAACAGAATGTGGTAGAAAGCGTAAGGAAGCTAAAAAGAACGGTAAAAGCATAGCAGGTAAAGACTACGATCACGCAACCAAAAGGTTTGTTAAAAGTTCTACCAATCGTGGTAGAAGAGGAGAAGGGAATCGTTAATCTCTATTGTCTATATCTTTATCCATGCGTGCAATTAGATTCAATAATTTTCGGTTTTTGTTTTTCGCATAGGTGGTTTTCTGTCTTTCAACTCTTCTATTAAATGTCATGTCCTGTCTTGGTATTTTTTCAACACCGCAGCAGTACTTGTGAATTTTACCTATAAAAAGACTACATGAGTCTGTTAATCCATAAATTTCTTTAGTGCTGTATGTTTTTTTCCTAACTAACCTTACATAACCTCTATCTACTAAACTTTGTAGCATCTTATCACAACTTGGAGTAGTACCTCTAAAAGCCTTAATAAATAGTTTAAATTCTTCAACTAAAAAATGACCATGACCGTATAGGTATATTAATGCCTCTAAATCAAGTCTTCCTAAATCTGGTTTTTGTTTGAGTGCCCATGAAAAAACCAATGGTAAATATTTCAAAAAATCATATTCTCTACTTATAGAATAAGCTCTTGGTTGTTTATCTACACGGTAATATCTATTAATTGGTCTTAGTGTTCTATTAGCCTTTGACTTGTACCTCTTCGCATATTTTAACGCATCTATCTTATCTTGACCTTCAAGAGAGTCTAACTTACCTCTGTTGGCTAACTTCTTTATACGGATTTGTTGTTCGTGCCATTTTATAGTTTTTTCATCCATCTTATTATATTTTTAACAAATATAAAAAAAACCCCTCACAGAAGCAAGGGGTTTTACATAACAATTAAAAAACTACAACTATGAAAAAACGATCACGGGCGTGATCTAAAACATAACTGGAAATTTTTACACAAACTCGTTAAGATTTTGCGTTAGGTTTTGTTTCAACGTATTGAATTGAATACGTTCCTGTAGCGAAAGTAGTAGTTACTGTGAAAACATGAATTTGACTATTCTGTCTTCCTGTTCTTAAAACAGTAGCTGCTGCTAAATTAGCGATACTTGGATCTTTGAAGTAGTCGCTTTCAAAATCTTCTACCATACCTAAGATAGCCGCATGAGCATCAATAGGTGCTGATATTTGTGCTACGTTGTTGTTTACTACAACATTTCTGAACTCGCTTATAGCTCTTTGTACTTTTCCCATTTTATAAAATTTTTAAAGGATGTTAAACTTACCCACAAAAGTAAGTTTTCCTTTAATATGTTATAAAACGAGTGTGTAACTATTTGATTTATAGTATTATCGTTAAATCTTGATTGTAAAGATAATTAAATATTATATAATATCCAAATTTTTTACTTTTTCTATAAGAGATCGAATATCAGAATTATTGTCAATAATATAATCAAATTTAGCATTATCTAGAGCTGTTTCTGATTCGTGGTTACTAAGTTCACTAGTGTTTCTATTAACCCTGATCACAATACCACCTCTATCTTTAATAGCTTTGACTTCATTAGGGAATCTAACGTCAGTAATTATCCATTTGTTTTTAGGTTCTTTATAACCGTTTCTAACTGAAAACATACTGTTGTAAAAATCAGAGTAATCGGAAAATAAAGCGTTAACCCAATAATCTTTATTAATTTCCCTCATCTTCTCTCCTTCTAACTGCATTAGTTTTCTCCAAGTGATTCCTAATTGAGGTATTATTGAGTTTTTAAATCCTCTATCTTCTAGTTTTATTCTGTCTATACCCCATGTTAAAGCTATTCTTTGTTTGAGTTTATCAGCAAACTTTTTGATTTGATAATCGGGGTGTAAAGATTGAATAATATAACCTACAGTGTCTTTACCTGAACCAATACGTCCTGAAATACCTATTAGATTATTTTTCATTTTCTAAATCTTCTTTTAATCTTTCGTGAAAACTTTCTTCTGAATCATCACCACTAATAAACCAATCTATTCTTTGTGTGTAGATACTAGCCTTTTTTAAATAAAAAACAGCTTTTTTAAATTCTTCTATTACTTTATCAGAATATTTTGTATGGTAATTTTCTTCGGGGTATTTTTCATAGAAGTCTGGGTCATACCACCCCTCGTCTTTTTTTTCTTCTTTTGTTTTTAATCTACCGTTTTTTTGTATCAGTTCTTCTATAGAGTCAACTACATCATTGATTCTATATTGATTATATTCGAAATGTCCTCCGCTCATGGTTTTTATTTATTAGATTCTATATGTTCTACTATTTTCTGAGTTGTTCTTATTTGATTTAAAATCATCAAATAACTCTTTTTTATCTCTTCTATTGTTTTTTCTTGTTTCATTTTATTTTTCATTTTTTAGTTTAATAAATTCTACTAATTCGATCAAAATTTTTTCACTCTTTTCGTTTAATTTATCTGCTATGTGACATAACTGCATATCTAAATTTGTTTTTTGTAGTATAGAGTTATTTAACCCTCTGCAAAATCCATTAATTAATAATGCTTGTGTTACATCATCGCTAGTTCCTATTTCAAATCCGATAGTCTCGGATAGTTTTTCAACACTGCTTTTAATCATATCTATTATTTATTATACGCTAACATTTCGGCATTTATACTCGGGTATGATTCATAGTTCTTTAGTCTAAAATCTGATATTTTCATTAGGTCTATACACTTATTAACAGATTCCTGATAAACTAACTTATTATTCATATCTAACTCACAACTACCATACTTATTAACATCTTTACTTAATTGCTCTTTAACAGCGTCTAAATGAGGTTCATAGATATGTACATTAGATAAATCACCTACGATAGCTTTAGGTATCATGTTGGTCATTTTACCTAGTATGTGGGCTAATAAGGCGTAAGATGCTATATTAAATGGAAGACCTAAGAATGTATCTACTGAACGCTGATGCCATTTTAAAGTAAATTGGTATTTTGGTATCTCATAAGAGTTTAGACAGTCTCCAGCGTTTTCTAATCCTGCTTCAAGTTCTGGTAATTCGATATTGTTTTCTTTACAATATTTTAATCTATTCAAAGGCTCAACCAATATCTCAAAACTCCAATGGCAAGGTGGTAAAGCCATATCATCTAATTCGGCAGGATTCCAAGCTGTAACAATATGCCTTGTACCCATAGGAGTTTCTTTTAATCCTTTAATAAGATTAGATAGCTGATCTGAATATTTTTCATAATTAATTACACCAAGTAATCCATTATCTTCTTCTTTAAAAGAACTCCATCTTCTCCATTGAGCACCATATACTTTGCCAAGGTCTCCTAATTTGTAATCTGGATTTTGATTTGAAATTCTTCCTTCTACTGGCAATGTTCTTGGGTCTTTTATATAGGTTGAAAATTCACGTAATGAAAAAAGATTGCGTTCGTTTTTGTGTATTTTTGCTATATTTAAATAGTAATTATAAGCATCCTTATTCCAAATATTAATACCATTGTCTACCAAATATTTAATATTAGTATCCCCTTTTAAAAACCATAGTAACTCTCCTACTATCCCTTTCCAATATAACTTTTTAGTTGTGATGGCTGGAAATCCATCTTTAAATTCGTGTTTAAAAGTATAGCTAGGTATCTGTAGTCTTTTAACACCTTTACGGTTAGGGTCTTCATATGAAAACCCTTCTTTTAGTATTTTATTTACTAGTTTGTGGTATGTTTTATCTATTTGTGCCATTGTCTTAAAAAAGTCTTTTATTAATTATATCACCTAATACAAACGCTACATCATCTTTTGTTATATCTGTTTTCATCATCCTTCCATCTGCATCATAAAACTCAATTTTAGTAACGTCCTCTAGGTGTGTTATTGAACTGTTATCGTCATCTGTAAAAGGTGTTCCTGTAAAGTTATAATGTACTACTAAAGTAACTCTCAATAAACCATATGATGTTTTAACTTCTTTTTCTATTGTGTTATATCCTTCTTCAAAATCATAATCGTCTAAACATACTTGTTTTTCTAACTCTTTTAATGATTCCATTCGGATGTAGTAATCCTTTAACAAGGAGTATAAGTTCTCTAGGTTTTCTCCAAATATGTACATATTTCCGTACGTTTCTAAAACTCCGTTTTTAAAAGATACACCCTCTATTAAACCATCTTCGTTTTCTTTGTGTTGAATTATCATTTATTTTTAATTATATGTTTTATATAGTCTGAATGTTTGCCCTTTGTTAAAACTACCTCCTCTACTACTTTTAAACCCTGCGTCGTTTAACTCTTTAGTAATTTCGTCAAATGTTTTACCTAACTTTCTTAATGCAACAATATACTTACCAGCTTTCATGTTGTTAGTGTTAGTCATTGCATTTCTCTTTCTTACTTCGATAGCACGCTTTCTGGATTCATCTGTTAGGTTAGAGGGTGTACCTAATGATTTAATAACGTTCCCTGCTTTTGATACATGTCTCTCCCCTCTTTTTAATTTCGATTTGATCTGACCAAGAGCGTCTTTAGTTCTAGCACTAATCTTATCTCTTTCTTCTTTAGCTAAAGAAAATTTAATTTCTTTTACTAACTGTGGATCATGTGGGGAATTAACCTCGATGTAGTTGATTTTTTCTTGTTCTAACATCTGTCTGTACTTGAACCCACCTCGGGTTATACGAGATAATTCTTTTACTAAAAGAGTAGCGCCGTACATTTTACAATCTTGAATTGCTTTCTCTATACCTTTTCTTGATTCGGATAATCCTGATTCTACATCACGATACTCTGATAATAAAGAACCATTTTTAGATGCAAAATCTAAAACTGATGCTTTCTGTGCGTGTAAACCCAACCCCGAATTACCTTGTTCTTCTGTTGATACTCTGTAGTATCCTACGTAATTGTTCATAATATGTTTTGTTTTAAAATTGTTATATGTGTACAAATATAAAATGAATTTTTTAATTATACAAGAGTAAATCTATTGTAATAATTTGATGCTTCTGAGAAAGGTACAGAGTGTCTTTGTGCAAAACCTTTCTCTTTCCAGTTTTCTCCCCGATCTATTGATTCATTAACTTTATAGAACTCTTCGAATGATAGGATTGGTATATTCCTACCGACTTCATATATTCTTAAACCATACGTTTGAGTGTAAGGTGTGTTCCCCCAGCCGTTTAGACTACTTACTGTTTTACACAGTTTATCTACAGGACTAGTGCTATATGAAAGTTGATTCCCTAAATATTTTATTTCTAAATCATCAAATTGATCATAAATCCTGACGTACACGTTGTGGTATTTTACTTCTAATTGTGAGATGTAGTACTGCATCCATAAGTCGAACTTATCGGAGTATGGTAGGTTATTTACTGTTTCTAAAACTGTCATTTGTTTTGGTTTTTTACAAAGATAATTTATTAGTTTGGTTATGTCAATATTTTGCATAAAAGTACTGGGTTTTTAAGTGTTTTAGAGATGGTGTTGATTTAGGGGTTACCTCGTTATTTTTTGGATGGTTTGGTAATTTTTTATGATGAGGTGGTTTATTAAGTTGTTGAAAGTTAGTTTTTTGATTCAATTTGGTAGTTTGTAAAAAAAGTGTATTTTTTCTTAATAGAAACCTTAATATACATTTATTTATATAATAAATAATTATATAATAGAGGTTAATATTAATAATAGTTTATGTATAATAATATTAGTCTTAATGGTTAAGTCTAACTCGTTTAATGTCTAATAGAAATAATGTCTTTTAGATTAATGTCTTTTAGATATTATGTAGTTCTAAGAGGGTATATACGTTCAGTATAGTTATTAAATAAATCTAATTAATATATATCTATAAAAAAGTAATTGTGCAAAAACGAAAAATTGTAAAAAAACGCTCAAAATTGAGGTATTCAGCACTGGAGTGAGAAAAGGATTTAGTAACCCTCACTGAACTTCAATTAGAATTGAGAATAAATTATTAAATCAAGAGTTAGTAAATCGATAGGAAACCGACGTAAGGAGGGTTTTCGATCTTTTAAGTACAATCTGGGGGCGGCGGTGCGAGATAGGTAATTAATATATTGCTACAATGCTGTTTCTAGCCCCATAGAGGTGGTTTTTTTCAACTCTTTTTGTTTTTTGGTATATTGATACCACTCGTGTCATTTTAATTGAAAAAAGGGTACTCTATGAGCTTATAAAAAATTTTGTCAAAAATTCAGGGAGTAGGGTCTATGTATAATATATTAGTAATCAGGCAAAAAGGAAACGGGTTTTGAATTTGGGGGAGGGGGGTCTGTGTTTTTCTTTTTGTCAAATACTTTTCAACTTTTATTTGGTCGGCGTTAATTCTGTAAGCACTCCAGCAATCTAGTATAATAGACACACCTTAACGTATTGATTTTCAACCAATAAAAGAAAAGTGTTTCGTTTGTTGGTTGGTCGTTTGTATAGCGTAACGATTAACGTACACGATATTCAGACGCCAATCTTTCTCCTGCTACTCATACAAAAGAAAAAAATACTTTTACCCCCAAACTTTACCACGTTAAGGTCTGTATAGCAAAAACTTATACAAACTTTGTTTGCATAGATGACAAAATGTACCAAATAGTTACTTAAAGCATGACAAAATGTCAGGTTCAAAATAAATTTAAATTTTTTTCATGCTTTACCCTTATAATTATCAACACTTTAGCTACAACCTGACAAATTGTCAGTTGACAAGTGTAAATTCTTACCGTATGTTTGCAATATAAACAATTAACAAACGTAACTAATAACAAAATGAACACAATACTAAAAACTTATCACAAACACTCAAACATAGTTTCTTTTCATAAGTATGAAGAAGAAGGCGTTATATATGAAGAAAGTTTTAACGAAAACGGTGAAACTTTAACCTATAAAGATTCTGACGGCTTATTTTACGAAATCAAATACCACAAAAATGGTAAACCCTTGAGTTTAAAATCCTCAACTGGATTCTCATTCAATTACACTTATCACAAAAACAACAACACAAGAACGTACAAAGATTCTAACGGCTTTGAATTCATATACGATGAAAATAACAAACTTTTACAGGGTAATAAACTAAATTAACAAACTTAACTAATAATAATACTATGAAAATATCAAGAATTGGGGAATATGTAAAATTTTCAGAGACATTCGGCGAAGATTATTTAACTTTTGTTGCAAAAAGTCAAAAAGACATACGTTCCGATATAAGCACAACATTGAGAGAGAAAAACAGAAATCTAACATGTTCACAAAATTGTGAAGAAAATGAACAATTTAACGAATTTGAAAAAATTTTGTATGTATTTTATAACATTTATGGAATACCAACGAAATACATGTATTTGTATTTTGATTTTGAAAAAAACACAATTAGTACAGAGAACAGCAAAAAAATCAAAATAGTTGAGAGCTTCGAATACACATATAAAATCCAAAAAACTCAAATAAAATCCAAAAACGGTATAAGTGGTTTTTATAAGTTTATCATTAACGCCATGCATATTGATAGCCCTTACAACTCCAGCATGTTCAACACTTTAGAAAATTTATTTAAAACAGGATAAAAAATTTATTTTTTCCTTGCACAATCAAAAAACTTTTTTACCTTTACAAAACAATTAAGAAACGAAACTAAATAATAACAATTAAATAAAATAATCATGCACACAAGAAAAGAAACAATTTCAAATATTGATTTTTACAGAGTCAACAACGACACAAACATGAATCCTCGCTATGTATTCCATTTTTTAGAATTAGATACAGACTACAACAAAGCTCACAAAAAAGCATTGAGTATGGGAGCTAAGATATATAGGGGTAAATGGTTCGGAGGCGGTTTTGTTATTGGTTCCCGTGACCTTAAAAACACAGCAAAGAAAATTAAAACGAAACTAAACAACAACGTCATGAGCACAAAATCAAAAAAACTAACATTCAAACAGATCCGCGATAATTTTTTCAAACTTTACAATTTAAAAAGAAAGTATAAAAATGGTAAACCACAGGATCAAAATGAATATTGTATAGACACTAGAGTGCTTTTCTGCGAATACATAGACGTACTACACAGAAACGACGAAATAACAGAAAGACAAGCGGATAAAATAACTTTAAAATAAAAAAAATTATATTTTTTCCTTGTATAATTAAAAAACTTTTTTACCTTTACAAAACAATTAACAAACGTAACTTAATAACAATTAAATAACAACAAGTCATGAACACACCAAAAAGATTAAAAAACACGCTACAAATAAGAGTTAAATTTTTCCCAGCTACAAACCATAAAAATAACCGCCTTAAATTCATTCAATCAAACAACAAAAAAAATGTAACGATTGACCAAGCGGATAATCTTGAGCCTTTAGATTTTATATGTTCAATATTTGAGGGCATTGAATCAATCAAAAACTATGCTTTGATCGTTAATAATTTAGATAATGATTATCACTTTCAAATTGATTATTACAACAATAGTTTCCCCAATATTATCCAAGAAATCAAAAATTGATATTCACTATCTAAACCCTGCTTAGT